TGGGAATAATTGAGTTGAAACAGGTCCTCCAGAGGAGCATGAGAACTTAAGGTTTCTAACCTCAATTAAATCTCCAACCTTGACTAACAATCCTGGTGCTTTGATAGTAGTTTTTCCTGAAGTTTCTTCATAAAGAGCACTCGTAACACCGACAATAGAATCAAACCCTTTTCCTCTATTTCCTGGATATGTGGTATTAAATCCAACATATGAGAATGCAGTTGATCCTATTCCTATAATTGAAGTAACAATTCCAACACAAACTTTCATCGCTGAAGTTACGTCAGCACATGAATTAATTACATTATTAAATCCAGTTGCAGGATCAACTTGCATCGCAAGGTCTTTAATTTGAGTGAATTCATTCTGGAAATTGGTATATTTTTGAACTGTTCCACCAGAAACATAGGTGTGTGGAAGAACAGTTTTTCCACCAACAAACTCAAATGTATTTGGTCCAACTACCGATTTAACTGGGAAAATATAATTAAAAGTTCCATCTGGGAAAGTTGTGGTTGTATAGTTAGAAGTTAAAGTACCTCCATACATGTAACGATGATCTAATGTAGAAGTTCCTACATTTACCTTAACTTTATTTGAAACATAAAGTGCTGGGTAAGATCCTAGATTACCTGCAGATATAACTGTGGTTAGTATTGAAATTAAATTATCAATATTTGTTTTAACATCGGCGCAAGAATTTTCACTAGTATTAGATCCTGTAGCAGGATCTGCACTTATTGTTAAATCCTTAACATTTAGTTGATTTGTAATTGCTTTCTTAGCATAATCACGAACCGCATTAAATGCAGTTACACTTTGCGTTTCTTCACCAACTAAACCATTAGAAATTGGTGCTCCATTCTTATTAAAATATGCTCTAGTTGCTTCACGAATGTGCTTATTAGTTCCATACTTAACATCCTTAACCAAAGCATCAACAATATATCCAATATCTCTACGACACTTATTTTCACCAGAAACAAATATTCCTGGATTGTTTCTAATTGTATTAAGAGAAGTTAGTGAACCAGCAGAAACAACAGTTGTAATTAGAGAAGTTAAAGTGTCTAATGCACTTTGGACATTTGCACAAGATGATGATGAAGTATTAGATCCAGTTACAGGATCTGCAGTTAGTGTTAGATCTTTTGTGGTAAGTTGATTTGTAATTGCCTGCTTCATCAGGTTTCTTGCCTGATTAAAAGCATAAACAGATTCTGTTTCTTCACCAACTAAACCATTAGAAATTGGTGCTCCATTATTGAAATATTGTCTTACAAATGCAATAGAATAAGAATTTCCACCAGTAAATATGTCTGTAGAAACCGCATCAATAAAATATCCAAGATCTCTCTTACATTTGGTTTGCGTTCCGGAAATTCCAGGATATTGTGCAACTGTTGCCGACCAAGCACTGTTGACAATTTCTGTTCTGTTTTGTTGAATTAATCTGTAAGAATCTTTAAATCTTGAGAATCTTGTGGTTTGAACGTCATTTGGATAGTAGAAATCTGGATGTGAAATTGCAATTGCAGCAAGAGACTTATCAATAATTTCCGTTCTATTCTTTTGAATTAAGTTAGCAGCATCTATGTAACGGTTATCTGCAGTTGCAATTATGGTAAATTCATATCCAAGATTTCCTGATGGATAGTATGCAGTAGAAGGACCACCACCACTATCACATTCCCAAACAAGATTTTCTAACTTAATTTTTTTACCAGGTTCAATATATAAATGTGCTCCAGCAGTTGTTCCTAAACCAACCGCAGTTACTGTGGCAATACCAGTTGTACGATCATAAGATGCTGTTGAGATACCGAAAATAGGAGTATAGAGTTTTGATACTTCTCCACCATATTGGTAAATGTGATCTAAAGTGGATTTTCCTACATTAACAACAAATGTTTTTGTATCAAGTATATCTTGAACTGTAAATTCATATCCATAATTACCTGATGGATAAATTGCAGTTGATGGACCACCACCACTATTACATTCAAATACGAGATTCTGAAGTTTTACTCTATCTCCAGATGTAATTTTTAATGCTGTTGAAGTTTCTATAGTTGAAATTCCAGTTAATCTATCGTAAGAAGCAGTTACAACACCAACAGGGAATCCAGAAGATCCTGGAGTGCATGAATAAGTTAATCCTTGAACTTTTACTGGATCTTTTGTACTTAATCCATGATTAATTGCTGTTACTGTAGTAATACCAGTATTGGCATCATAAACAGCATTCACAACTGTTGTTCCTAATCCTACTGGATATCCACCCCAAGAACAATTATTGATAACTGCTCTTGCAACATTGAATGAATAATCTAGAGTTGCTATAGTTTGCTTAACTTCTTCTGGATTTTTTAGAATTCCCGATTTTAAACTCCAATCATTATTATAATATGCTTTACCAGCATCAATAGATCTAGAGTTTCCACCTCTAGTAATATCATGTATAATGCACTTCCAAATATCCGATACATCATCTGCACAATCATTACTTTCTAAATTAACACCATATCTAACAGCAGGTGCATTTGATGTTGTTCCTGCACCAATCATATTAGTTACAATACCAACTAATTGTTTGATTGTTGTACCTACACCTACACATCCACCATTTACTTGAATAACGGAAAGATCCTTAACTTGAGAAACGCTATTTCCAATACCTTGATATGATATTGGTGGTGTTGTGTTATTAATCACATGAGTTGCAATTCCAGCAGCATAATCAAGTGCTGCGATTGTCGCTTCCGAAACACCAACACCTGTAATATGAATTAAACCACCAGAACTATTAAAATATGAATATCCAGCACCAATTGATTTACGATTACTATTTGCTTTTAAATCATAAGAAATTGCTTGCATAATACTAACAACATCTTCTTTACAATTAGTGTAACTACTAATTCCAAGAGTAAAATTATATCCAGATGGTGATGTTAAGAAACCAACTGCTTCTGCTGAAATATAATTTAAGTTCTTATCAATTAATCTTGCGGCATCTTGTTCCCTATGACTTCCAGCAAATCCACTAAATCCACTGGTTAAGAACCCAACAGACTCTTTTGCAATATATCTTAAGTTAAATCGAATCATTCTTGCAGCATCAAAGAATCTATCAGTAGCAACACCAAGTAAGGGTTGAAGAGCAACAACAGCAGCTCCATTTTTCATTGCTGGACCAATAAAACTTGCATCTGTAATATGACATCCATTATTTACATGGAACATATCTTGATTTAAGTTTTTCGGTGTAATTACACAGTTTCTAAGTTCTGTTCCTTCAACAGAAACCGTTTTGGCAAGAATAATCGGGTTGTCTTCAATATAAGTTCCTGGGAATACTTTAATAGTGTCTCCAAATACTGCAACAGATGCGGCCGATTTAATTGTTTTCTTTGGATAATTTTCTGCAAGGCCAGTATTATCATCATTACCGTTCATAGAAACATAAATCGTCCTTCCAACTGGTTTGTAAGATTGAATTTTAACCTTTCCTTTTCCAGGAATTTGTGATTCAAAAATGTCAATTCCAATTCCAGGAACAATTTGAGTTACAATTCCTACTAATGTTTCTCCATTACCATAATAATTTGTAGCAGTTGCAGTTCCAACAACCGTCAAAGTATTAGTAATTGCACTTGTTCCAATACCAATACTTCCGGATGAAGGGTTGAATACTAATTTTTCAGAAGAAACAAATACTGTTGAAATGGATCCTGATTTTTCTGTTGAAAAACCTATGTAAGAAACAAAATTGTCTTCAGTATCTTTTAATTCTATAGAAACTGAAGAACCCTGAATCCCTTGCATTCCTTGAACACCTTGGGATGCTTGAACACCTTGGGTTCCTTGTGTCCCCTGAGATCCTTGAAGACCTCTAGTTCCTTGTGTTCCCTGAGTGCCTTGTGTTCCCTGGACGCCAGTTCCTTGCAATCCTTGGAATCCTTGTGTTCCTTGGATACCCTGATTACCTTGAACACCTTGAGTTCCTGTTCCCTGAAGACCCTGAAGACCTTGGAATCCTTGTGTTCCTTGAATACCCTGTTTTCCTTGAGAACCTTGAGTTCCTTGTGTTGCTTGAACACCTTGATTACCTTGAGTTCCTTGGAAATTACTTATAGGGCCTTGAATACCCTGTCTTCCTTGAGCACCTTGAGTTCCTTGAGCACCTTGAGTTCCTTGAGTACCTTGTGTTGCTTGTGTTCCTTGTGTTGCTTGAACACCTTGAACACCTTGATCACCTTGAAGACCTTGTGTTCCTTGGAAGTTACTTATTTGCCCCTGGAGACCTTGGAGACCTTGGAGACCTTGGAATCCTTGTGTTCCTTGAGTTCCTTGAGTTCCTTGATTACCTTGAGTTCCTTGGAAATTACTTAGAGATCCTTGAAGTCCTTGATTACCTTGTGTTGCCTGAACACCTTGAGTTCCCTGAAGACCTTGATTACCTTGGAATCCTTGTGTTCCTTGAATACCCTGTCTTCCTTGAGAACCTTGTGTACCTTGAGTACCTTGAGTTCCTTGAGTTCCTTGAGTACCTTGTGTGCCTTGAGTTCCTTGTGTTGCTTGAACACCTTGATTTCCTTGAGTACCTTGGAAATTACTTATAGGACCTTGAACACCTTGAATACCTTGAACACCTTGAGTACCTTGGAAATTACTTAGAGATCCTTGAAGTCCTTGATGACCCTGATTACCTTGAGCACCTTGGACTCCCTGATTACCTTGAGTCCCTTGGAAATTACTTATAGGACCTTGAACACCTTGAGTACCCTGAACACCTTGAGTACCTTGAGTTCCTTGAACACCTTGATTACCTTGAGTCCCTTGGAAATTACTTATAGGACCTTGAACACCTTGAGTACCCTGAACACCTTGATTTCCTTGAATTCCTTGATTGCCTTGTGTTCCTTGGGTTCCTTGGAAATTACTTATTGTTCCTTGAACACCTTGATCACCCTGAACACCTTGGAAACCTTGTGATCCCTGGTGTCCAACACCTTGAACACCTTGAGATCCTTGCGTTCCTTGGAATCCTTGTGTTCCTTGAACACCTTGATTACTTAAACCCTGAACACCTTGTGTTCCTTGGGATCCTTGGAATCCCTGTGTTCCCTGAATGCCTTGATTTCCTTGAGTTCCCTGAACACCCTGAACACCTTGATCACCTTGAAGACCTTGAACACCCTGGTTACTTAAACCTTGGACACCTTGAGTTCCTTGAGTTCCTTGATTTCCTTGTACTCCAGTTCCCTGCAATCCCTGCAATCCTTGGAATCCTTGTGTTCCTTGAATACCCTGTCTTCCTTGCGAACCTTGTGTACCTTGAGTTCCTTGAGTTCCTTGAGTTCCTTGTGTTCCTTGAATACCTTGTGTTCCTTGAATACCTTGAACACCCTGATTACCAGTTCTAGAAAATGTAAAACCAATTATTTCATTATTTGTTGGTGCTAGTCCACTAACCAACTCAACTGAAACAGTAGCAAAATTAATACCTGAACTAACTGATAAAACTCTTAAAATTATTGTTCTTTGAACTAATGAAATAGCAGTAGAAGTTTGAAGTATGAGATACCCCTTAAAAGTATCAGAAGAATCATCCCAAGTATCGTACCAATCAGAATTGTCATTTCCAAAAATATCTTCATTATCTATCCATAAAGTGGATAATCCTTCACTTAATGGATTCGCATTAAATCTAAATTTTCCGGTATTTAAAGTAGTTGAAGTAGGAGTGGATGTTAAAGAATCGTATTGATAAGATACTCCTCCACGACTACCAGTTAGACCTTGAATACCTTGATTACCTTGGACTCCCTGATTACCTTGGGTTCCTTGGACTCCCTGTCTACCCTGCGTTCCTTGAGTTCCTTGTGTTGCTTGAACACCTTGATTACCTTGAGTTCCTTGGAATCCTTGTGTTCCTTGCCTACCTTGAGTACCTTGTGTTGCTTGAACACCTTGATTACCTTGAGTTCCTTGGAATCCTTGTGTTCCTTGTCTACCCTGTGCCCCTTGAGAACCTTGGAATCCCTGAGATCCTCTAACTCCTTGGAAATTACTTATAGGACCTTGAGTACCTTGGACTCCCTGATTACCTTGTGTACCTTGAGTTCCTTGAGTACCTTGAGTTCCTTGAGTTCCTTGAGTTCCTTGAGTTCCTTGAGTTCCTTGAACACCCTGATTACCTTGAGTTCCTTGGAAATTACTTAGAGATCCCTGAAGACCTTGAAACCCTTGAGTACCTTGTCTTCCTTGAGATCCTTGTGATCCTTGTGATCCTTGTGATCCTTGAGCACCTTGATTACTTAATCCCTGAACACCTTGGGATCCTTGGGATCCTTGGGATCCTTGAGTTCCTTGGAAATTGCTTAGAGATCCCTGAAGACCTTGAGAGCCTTGAGAACCTTGAGTTCCCTGCGATCCTTGTGATCCTTGAATACCTTGTCTTCCTTGTGAACCTTGAACACCTTGATTACTTAATCCTTGAACACCTTGAGTTCCTTGAGTTCCTTGATTACCTTGAGTTCCTTGGAAATTACTTAGAGATCCTTGAAGTCCTTGATTACCTTGTGTTGCCTGGACACCTTGGGTTCCTTGAATACCTTGCCTTCCTTGTGAACCTTGAACACCTTGATTGCCTTGAACACCTTGTCTTCCTTGTATTCCTTGAGTTCCTTGAATAGACTCTCCTTGAAGTCCTTGTGTACCTTGAAAATTACTTATTGGGCCTTGAACACCCTGCAAACCCTGAGCACCTTGAAATCCTGGTATTCCCTGAACACCCTGTCTTCCTTGGATACCTTGTCTTCCTTGAGTTCCTTGGAAATTACTTATAGGACCTTGTGTACCTTGAAAATTACTTAATGTTCCTTGAATACCTTGATTACTTAATCCCTGAGAACCTTGAGATCCTTGAGAACCTTGATTTCCCTGCGTTCCTTGCGTTCCTTGCGTTCCTTGAAATCCTACAGTACCTTGAGCACCTTGACCAACATAAAGTCCCGATAGACCTTGATTTCCTTGAGTTCCTTGGAAATTACTTATAGATCCTTGAATGCCTTGTCTACCTTGAGTTCCTTGAGATCCTTGAGATCCTTGAGATCCTTGAAGTCCTTGAATGCCTATAGAACCTTGTGTACCCTGATTTCCTTGAATTCCTATAGATCCTTGAGTTCCTTGAAATCCAATTTGCCCCTGAAGTCCTTGATTTCCCTGAGTTCCTTGGAAATTACTTATAGGACCTTGAGTTCCTTGGAAATTACTTATTTGTCCTTGGAGACCCTGAGTTCCTTGAGTAGAACCTATATAGGGCAATCCTGCCCAAGGAGTAGTGCCATTGCCAATTTTTAATCTACTAGTATCAACTTCAAGACCAACTTCACCTTCTAATAAAACTGGATTTTCGGCATTCCACTCAGATTGATTAGCATATTTTAATATAATATGCCCACCACTAAGTATACCATTTGAGATAGAAATTCCCGAACCTACCCCACCACCACCTAATTGGCCAGTAACTATTAAATTTTCAACCTCAAGATCTGTTATATCTTCAGGTGGTCTATCTGCGTAGTAAATTTTAATTTTTGTCATTTTTTATGACCTGTTGTCGTAGTCCCAACCAGCAATTGAATATTCCGAATTGTCACCTGGATAATCTTTAGGAGTGTTTCCTTCATATTCAACAATTAATTTTTCACCTAAACGATCAGCCCAGATTTGATAAAAACAATCTATAGATGTCCCATTTCCAGATTTAACAACTATTTGTTTACCCCATTGTATTTTTTCAACAAATAAATCTTGACTATGCCCAATTTGTGTTAAATTTACACTAATAGTTTCTAAATCAACAAGACCATCCCAATAATCTGGAAGTTCAATAATATTACTATTTACCAATCTTCCGCGAACATAAACTGCAGATTCTGGTCCTTCTACACAAATATGTCGTAAACGATGATTAGGTTTATTTGGGTGAGGAATATCAAATCCTTTTTTGGAATTCACTACTGTTTGTAGGTTTCCTAGACCATCAACCATAACGACTCCTTTCAATCTAGTAACTGCACTATCAACAATTGTTACTGGAGAAACAATTTTATTGGCAGTTCCTGCGGTAAAAGTATTTTTACCTCCACTATTAATTGAAAGAGTTGCACCTTTAAAAGAAGTTACTGGTGAAGTGCAAAAAAATCCACTTCCTTTAATTTTACAATAACCATTAACAACTAATCCTCCAGTTTGAGTATGTAATCCTTTAAAGTTAGTAAATCCTTTACTTTCTATGGTAACAGGATTTGTTATATTAGGACCAACTGTTAATGCTGCTCCATCTATTCCAGATGCTGATCCAATGTAACATTCGTATATATTTGCTACTCCGCTTTTAAAAAAATTCGTTGGAATGTTTACGGCAGCACCGAATGTTCCACTCAAACATTCCAACATACCAAAAGCGTTACTATCTGCGTAATGTGTCATAATGGAGCTCCAGTTTTACCACAAGATTTTGTTAATCCTTCAATTAAATTTCCCCAATTTCCTGCAAGAAGATTCTTTATAGTAGATAATGCACTAACAGGACCAAAATATTTTATATCACCAGACATATTAATAAAATTTCCACTGATTACATTTACACCAGAAGTTCCGTTAATACATATTCTTGACCCAGCAAGTCTAACTTCTTCGGATGATGCAAAAATAATATGCCCGTTTGATCCTACTAAAAAATTTCCTTCACCTTTTTCACCCATAGATTCAATGTGTATATTTTTTGCTTTTAATGATATAGTTCCTCTCTCTGCAGATATAATAATATCCCCATTCTTTGCTACAATTGATCTTGCAATTGCTTCTTTTTCATCGGGAGGTATACTGTGCCCACTAACCTCATGATATGTTCCCTGAATATGTTCTACTTTATTTCCATTACTACCATAAACGACATGGTTATTTGCCGAAGTTATGATTGTAAGATCTCTTCCATCATCAGTAGATTCTGGGCCAATTGGTCCAGCATGAATAAAACAATATGGATTGTTTGATATTGTAATGTCTGGTGCTCTATCTGCCATTATCTAAGTACACAATCTATAACTTTAATTAATTTATCTGAAGTTATGGCATCAATTTGTCCTTGACCAACTAATTCATCAACTGGTGTAAATTTAAGAACAGATCTAAATTTTGCCCCAACTCCTGTTCTACTATTTATCCTAATCACAGGAAGAACTAAAAATCCAACTCCTGGATTTACAATTTCAATTCCAACAATTTGACCTGTAGGTGTTAATTGTAAATTAAATTCTGCACCATTATTACCACCTTCTATTTCAACAGTATCATTTGGACTATAACCACTGCCAGTATTCAAAATCTTAATATCTTTAATTTGAGATACTGTGTTTTTATATGGAATAGGTAAGTTAACTGTTGTTGAAATTGGAGGTGTAGTTCCCCCACCAGGAATACGTGTTCCGGGATCAGAAGGATCAGAAGAAGGTGTACCATTTACTGAAGTATTATATTTGCCACCATTGATAAATCCAGGTGTGTTGTTGTTAGCATTAAAATTTCCTTGACCATTTTTAGTTACACCACCCGAAGATCCAGATCCTACTAAAGTATTGGAATTTATTAAATTATTGGGTAAAGATGTGTTTCCAGTTCCAACATTACCTATCGTTGTTCTTCCTGTACCAATCGGAGGAACAAAAAGTTGACTTGTAGATCCTATTCCAGCGATACTTGACAATGGAGGTAAAACTTCTATAGTTACACTACTAGTAACAGTATTATTTCCTATAGGTGCATTTTTATTAGTTGCAGTTAAAGTATAAGTGAAAAATGTACTAACACCGGAAAGATTTAAATTTTGAGGAACAACTAAAGATGCAGATCCATCTTCGGGGACATTATTATATCCAACAATATTCAACCCAACTTGATTAGCATCGGTAGTTTCCCATTCAAATTTATACACCTCTCCCTGATATAATTTTGTTGGTTTGACTGTAAATTTATCAATGGAAGGTTTATTGGAATTTGTTTGAGTAGGAGAGGTTGTTGCACTATTATTTAAATCTACTATTTCAACTTCCAAGTCTTGATATATCTCTATTGGAGCAGAATTTGCAATATTTTTTGTAGCTTTAAGTGTATATTTTTTCTTAGTTTTTTTACTTCCTGCAGGAAATAAAATATTTGAAGAATTAATGGATAAATTTGCTTTAGAAGAAATTGGAAGTTTATTGTATCCAGGTTCTTTTAAAATTGTAACATAATCGGCATTTTCAACTTCCCATGATAATGTCAATACATTGTTTATCTGAACTGGACTTGGAGATCCAGTAAAACTTTTTATAATTGGCGGTATAATACCAGAAGTTATATTATCAGTATATCCAATTCCAGGATTTATAATTATTATGTCTTTAACTTTTAAGTTTCCATTTTCATCTTCTTCCATTTCTGCATAAGCATGAGCATTTTTCCCACAATTTCCAGGATCAGCAATAGTAACAAAAGGAGTTGACTTATAACCTTTTCCATTGGATAAAAGATTTGCGCCTATAACTTGTCCTATCTCATTAACAACTGCATTTGCAACTGCTCCAGATCCACCACCACCAAAAATGGATACTTGAGGCAAACCACACTGGAAAGTTCCGCTATAACATCCCCCAGGAGAAACATATGAACCATCAGAGGGTCCAAAGAAATCATTCATCCATCCCGTAATTGTTTTATCTACAGATCCAGATAAATCAAAGTTTGCAAAATTATCAAATCCAGGACTTTTTAAACCGCCATCAAGAGATGCTGTAAATTCTTTTATTTCTGGACAATTTGGTCTGTCGCATAAAAATCCCTCAAATCCTAAAATAAAATCTATAGCTTCAAAAACAGAACCTGCAACTTTAGTAATTCCACCGAGAATATCATTTATTTGAGCAAATATTGGTTCTAATGCTTTATCTAAATCATTGGCTAATTTATTTAATAAAGCATTTAAAAAGTTTTCTGCTGCACATAAAGGAGTATTAATAACTTGCCCAACTAATGAGTATAAAAATTCGGCAACCATTTTGGCAAGACCGGCAATAATGTCTTCAAATTTGCAAAAAATTTGATCAATAACTTCTTTTAACAAACCACTTTTAATTTGCTTCATAAGTGGTGGTAAAACAGAATTCAGTAAATCTTCTATACCTCTTCTTATTTTATTTAAAATCCATTCGCGTATTCTTTGAATAAACGTTCTTAATCCTGCAGATATTGCTGATATAGTTTCTTTTATTTCTCCTTGTAAATTTTGAATAAAATTTAACGCTCCATTTACGTACTTATCATAATACTTTTGTACGCTTTTCAGAACAGCAAAAAACTTTTTAAGAGCTCTCCATATACCTCCCATCTTATCATCACCACAAGGATCTGCTTTTCCTATTGGAACAGCGCACATTTCCTCAAAAGTTTTTCCAGCAACAGTTCTAGCAACATAAATTCTATTATTTGCTAAAGTTTCTTGGGGTATTTTTGCACCACTACCATCTATTTTAATATCTTTCCAAGATTGACCTAAATCATCATTACAGGCGTCAGATACATTAGTTGTTGCCATATTTTTTTACTTTTCCTTTATTCCAAACTCTTTTTTTGTTGGTAATGTCGGTTTTGAGGATGAGGATCCTTTAGATAAAACATGATAAACTTGCGGTGTTACTGTTTTGTACCAGTTCAGTGTCCTTTTAAATTCAGAGCTTTTTTTAGATTCAACTTCTTTTCCAGTTATTTCATATGAAGGATCATTTCTGCCAAGGACTCCTAAAATCATGGGTCTTTTTGGAGGGTTTTCATCATCCAAAAATATGCCAAATACCCACTCTCCACCAGTGATTGCAACTGTTGTTTTATTTAGAGAACCGTGCGTTGATGGTCTTGCAATAATTGCCCATCTCAAATCATCATCAGCGCATAAACTTCCTTCTGCCGGATCATACCCAGTAATGCGAACTTTAACCCTATCTCCCCATCCGTTTGCATCTTCTTTATTAACAGTTTGCCCAAGTGCAACTTGTCCTAAAAACCAACGAGGAGGATTTTTTCCAAAAAAACCTGGATTAAACATTTAATTGAATATGCCTAATTATGTCTTAATGTATATAGTTGAGGATATACATTTAACCATATGTATCCTTAACTAAAGTAAGTGAAGTGTATGAATTTTTTGGATCAAAATCATGACACAAATGCATAATTAAATATTTTCCACTTTGAAAACGATCTATTGCACCAACAGATTTATTATCAGGAGTTACTTTATTAAATTCACATTCTATAACATCTCCAGCCTGTAATTCTGCATTACAAGGTATAATCATATTAACAACTTGTGCAGTTAATGTATTATATCTCATTCTAGATTGTGCTAAATGCAATCTAGGATCATTATTCAAATTTGTCGAGATACCAACTTCCATATTTCCAGTATCAAATATGTAATTGTAAATTCTACTAAAAGAATCTTTGGCATCAAATTCAGAAGAATAATCTACATTTAAACCTAAAGGTACAATTCCACTACTAGTCAATGAAAGATATATTTCTTTATACTCAAATGTAAATGGATCAAAAAATATATTTTTAGTTTTATATACTCCATTTTTCAATGCAGTTAAAAGATTTTGATTTTTATCTATAGAGTATGAAATAATTCTAAAATCATTATCTTCATCAATACTAGATGTGGAAATTTCTTTATACACATATTTTCTAGGATATGGTTGTGCGGAAAATAAACTATCAATTGATCTAAAATTAAATCCAGTCCTAGTTTCCCAAAACAAAAATCCAGCAGAGCCTTCTACAGGAACTGCTTGGGGGCACAAAGATTTTATTAACGTAAATGGTGAAACTCCAGATCCTGGAAATGCACAAGAATTTTTTGTTTGTTCTATAGTTAATTTATTTAAAGGTATTTTTAATTCTTTTTCAAGGATTTCTTTTACGGAATTTGAAAGATTGTTATAATATTTTTTATAAACAGTTGTTGTTTCATTTGTGACAGCAAACTCTGATGTTAAAACTAACATCGTTGCATTTCTAAAACTTTCTTGTTTTCCTGCAGGTGGTGCAGCAATTATTGATAATGGATAAGATTTAAAATTTAATTCCCCAAGTTTTGGTTTTATTATAAACTCAAATTTTTCTTTGCCACTTGAAGTTATTGGTAAAGAATTTACAAGAGTTCCTCTTCTTTCTGTAGGATCAATTGCTTTGTCCGATTTTACAGAGTAACCCAAATCCGTGTATACTACATTAGCACTAATAAACGGAGATAATATACTTTCATAATAAGAAAACTTAACAACATCTAGTTTACTATCAGGATTTATAAAATCTACTCTAGTTCCCTCTCGTTGAACAACTAAATGTTGATAATTTGATGGACCTCTTGCTATATTTTTTACCATATTAACTCTCTAATATGTCTAGTGCTTGTGAAAGAAGTTTATTTGATCTAGGGGTAGACGAAGAAGTATTAGATCCTTGTTTGACTGCATAAGCAACAACTTCAGTATTATTAACAATGTATGGTTGTATACTGTTTATGTATACCACATCACGAGATTTGGAAGATTTTATTGAAGCAACATCAAAATTTTTAGCGGTTGTAGGAAAAAACGCTTGTGGTTGTGGTTTTATTTGTTGCTGAATTTGCATCAATTCAAGAGATTTATTATAGTCATCTATTAACCATTTGTTTTTCGCGTCAATTTTAATAATATCAGGAACTAATCCAGCATTTGTTTTCTTTACAAAAACAATTCCCATTCCAGGAAGATCTTGAACCATATACCTATTTCCATCTCTAGCAGCAAATTCAAAACCACCTTTAGGTACAGATCCTATTATAGGTTTTGATGTTTTATTGTCAATTTTATTGGATGTAGATACTTGAGTTTTTTGTACTTGATTTTTTCTGAGATCAAATACTGAATTCACATATCTAGCAGGATTGACATAAGCACCATTTACTATTCGTTCTAAATGTAAATGTGTATTATCATAATTTCCAGATCCTACAGTATTGGGAGGCCAATATTTAACTTTTGCAATAACTTGTCCTTGGTTAATATAACTTCCTTTTCTTAATCCAGGAGCAACAATAACATGTCCGTATACTACTTTTGTTTTATCTGCATGTTGAACATAAATTGCATCACCCCAATCACCAAATTTTGGTTCTATATGAACGATTGTTCCAGATTCAAATGCAGTAACTGGTGAATTTGCATCAACACCAATATCAATTCCCCTGTGATTTGGTCTATCAGTTGTTCTAAACCCACTAGTGAATTGTGGATTTCCTTGAGGAAGAACATATTTAAAAGATCCTGAAGTTGGTTTTACATCCAAAGATTTATATTTTTTAAGAGCAGATTGATATCTTTTTAAAAATCCTCTAGTGTGAACATTTTCTTGAGATCCTCCAGGAAGAGATGGCCACTGCCCAGTTAATCCTTGGGCAACTATCATTGGATCTTTTTGTAAATCTTTCACTATCCCATTTTGTCCTTTACCATAAGCAGCAACCGCTAATTTCCAAGCAGCTATATCTTGATTTTCTGGCGTAAATGCTTTTGCTGGTTTATACCGATCCCAAGTAGTAGATAGAAATTGATATCTACCAGCAGCATCACTTGTTCTTCCATCAGGAGTTGGTTCTGAAATTCTAGGGTGGTCTTTATATCCATTACTAAAAGTTTTACTTGGATACCGAGAATTGTACCCAGGAGCTTCAGCACCAGCAATAGCATCTAAAAGTGCTTTACCTTCTGGTGGGATATCAGCAGCAGATCCAGTAAATTGACCACCAAATCCTTCTGGACCATCCCCTCCTCCTCCACCTCCTCCACCACCTTCTTCATCTTTTACTTTAGTTTTTAAAATTTTAAGTTCGTTAAACTTTTTTAAAACCTCTTTAAATTTATTATTATTTTCATCACTCAATTTTGTATTTTCTTCTTCTACTAAAGTATTCTTTCTAAAAAACTCAAAATAATTTACTGCTTGATTTGCTTTTTTGCCTTTTGCACTTCCTCCAGGTTTAGCAAATGGTGTTGTAGTTTTAGTTGCAGATGGTTGAGTAGCAGTTCCTGCTGCAGTTTTTCTTGCTTGAGAAACTGTTCCACCCTTAGCAAAACCGTAAGGATTTTGTGAAGAAGGAGATGCAGTTGTAGGTAAAGTAAAAGGTGCTAACGGAGTTGAAGTTGGTGGAGGGGATTGTTGTGTTGCAGATGGAGACTGTGATGGAGATGTAGGTGGAATTGGTCCAGAACTTTGTGGCCTTGGTGGATTAAAAAATGACTTCCAAGATTTTGATAAGGATTCAATTCCATATTCTACACCATCATACAAACGTCCTAATTTATCAATTTCCGTTGATATGTTTTTTCTAGCAGATTTAATGACATCATAAGTACCACCAGCAAGTTTTGGAAAATTTTGAATTGCCCAAATAATAGCATTTAATCCTTTACCAATGATATCAATAGTAAATTTAATAGTATTTAAAATCCATGGATTATTTCCAAAGAATTTTTTTAACTTAGAAATAATTATTGGAAGATTATTAACCAATAAACCTAAAAATATTGTACCCAAAAAATCCATAATTTTGTCAAAAATACTTTTTGGTCCAGATAATATCGCAGAAGATACTTTTTTTAGGGGAGATGTAATTTTAGATTTGGCAGATTCTATGGACGTTTCTTTCTTTGATAAAAAAGATCTTTTTTCTTCTTGAGAATCAAATCTTTCTTTATCTAAACGTATTTTTTTTATTTTCTTATTATAAGAAAATAAAGAACTTTTTATTTTTGTAACAGTTAGTTTTAATTTTTTAGATTGAGTGTTAATCATCCTACAATACCTAAAGCAATTGCAGTTCTAGAAATATCATCAGAAAATGCAGGATTTACCGATGATACTGATGGAAGAGGAGTTGGATTTCCTTGAGGACCAGGAAGTGATTTGGTTTTAGGTTGGTTATTGATCACTTGTGCCGGTAAAGGCATATTAATAAAAGTTGTTTTTGGTGAAGCAGTTCCCAAATCTAAATTTGCGATATTCCATTTTTTAGTATTTTGTATAACTTGAGATAATGTATTATTAATTTTGGTTGAAGAAGACTCTCCCATACCAAATGTTTCTCTAGTTGGACGTAAGTATTCCTCTTGTGTGACTGGACGTCCAAACCCTTCATATTTTTCTTTTACTCTATTAACTTCTTCTATCGGTCTACCAACAGACCAATTTTTAGTCATTGTGGGACTAGGTTCTGGTGCGGATGACGCTACTGTTGGTGTTGGTGTTGGTGTTATAGATGATGCTGGTGCTGCTGGCGCTGGAGATGCCGCTGGTGCTGGAGATGCCGCTGGTGCTGGAGATGCCGCTGGTGCTGCTGCCGCTGGCGATGGCGATGCTGCTGGCGAAGAATGTGTAGAAGATTTTGGAATTTCAACACTTGATGAAGGACCACTAGAACTAGAACTTGGTGCAGTTTTTAAATATTTTAATTTTAAACGTCTTGCTTCTTCTTTTAAAGATTTATCATATTCATCAAGTATTTTTCCTTGTTCTAAAATATTTTCAGCATCTAGAGTATTGTTATTTTCTTGCCTTTTTATAGCCTCAACAAATGCTTGCCACATTTTCGCACCATTATTATTAACATCTTTCAATAAAGGTCTCCAACGTGTTGCTTCACTTGCACGAATAACTTCTTCATTTTCATCTAATCTAATTTGTTGTCCACCTCTAGTCATTGCAGGAACCATATCAGTTCCAGGTCGGTCGCCTTTACCTACAGTTCCTCCTAAAGAGAATCCAGAAGATTTCTCTATAGAACATGCCGTACATTTTTTCTTAGGTGGTTCTTTGATTGTTCCACCTTCTGCTTTTGTTGTAGCAGCACCAAGACCAATACCAAAAGATCCAGCACTACCAATCCCAAGTAAAGGAGCAAGTACTGATAATGCTGGTGCTGTCGCTGGAGTTGCAGCACCTCCAGTAGCGCCAGTTGCAACTACCAATCCAAGTGCAGCCAAACCAGCAGCTAGACTAACCCATCCAGCAGCTTGTTGTTTTGGAGTTAAATTGAGTGGATTTAAAGGATTTTTTTGAGTTGGTAGATTGCCAACAGGAGGTCTAGTAGGAGCACCAGGAGTAACTGGCGGAACACCAGGAATACCAATCGGAGGTAAAACAGTTCCTCCAGCAATACCTTTAATTGTGTTATAAATTCTAGGTTGAGAAGATAAGAAACCAGCAAAAGAAGTTACAACTGCAGGATTTCCAAAACAATTTAAAAATTGATTACAAATATTTCCTGGTCCTCCACCAGGTCCACCCCCAGGAGGTTTATTTTTTCTAAAAAGATCTATTAACTTCTTAAGAGATCTTGCTGCACCTACTACCTTAAGTATAACACCAAGAAGTTTAGCAGTTCCTAAAATAATTAATATTTCTTTCCAGTGATCTGCTAAGAAGTGGAAAAACTTCTTTAACTTTTCTCTATTTTCAGGTTTAGATAACCATATAAATGCATTATTAAGTATTAATCCAGTTAATATAATTTTAAAAAATTCAATTATTTTTTGAAAAATACTTTTAATTGGAGAAGTAACTTTATCAAAAGTTTTAGTAATTCCTTCACCTAATTTACCAGCACCTTCAAGAAATTTTTCTTTTCCTTCTGCTCTTGATCTGGATAATCTTTTTTTACGTTTTTCTAATTCTTTTTTTCTTTCATCAAGTCTAGAATTATAATCTAGTGCTAATTGCTTCTGTATTTCTAAAAGTATTTTATTAGTTTCAAATAAAGACTTATCTAATTCACTTTCACCTTTACCTAGATTTTCAGAGTCTTTACCACGAGGTAATAATCGTATAAACTTTTGTTGTATGCCTTCTTTAAAAACCTTTACAAAGTTTTCTTTTACAATTCTAATAATATTATTTTTTACTTCTGTCCTAATTAACTTCTCAATAACAGTTTCTTTTATGTTATTGAAAATCTCACTTCTTTCTGAAAATAAAGAAGTTAAAAATTCAGGTTTTGGTAAGTTAAGAACTGGTTTAATAAAACTGAAAGAAGTTTTTTTCAGTTCTATTTGAGGTCTAATCGCACTAGAAAAAACAGAAGACTTGATGTTTCTTCTGTTTATTTTTATTTTTTTGGGTATAGATGGTGCGCTATAACTTTGATTAATTTCCACTTTGCTGCTTTGCGTTTTCTTCTTCAATATACTGTTGAAGTAGTGTCACATATATGTCCCTTTCCCAAGGTTGCATATTTTCAATATCCCATAATGAATATTTATGATGCTGCATCAAAGCAAAATTTACTTTAAAATATGACTCAAGATTTGTATGAGCCATCATCAAGTGAAAAAACTTGCTAATCCCTCCAAAACAATTTCATTCTTAACACCAGTTTTTGGATTCTTGACCACGACAGTGTGAGAAAGTTTTGGCATTGTTGTAAAGAATTTCTCAATTTCTTTAAACTGCTTAGTATTCATTTGCTCAACAAATTCTTTAAGTTCTTCTTTTGAACAATCTGAAGCAGACCAACATTCTTCATTATTGTATACCATATCCACACAAGAAATAATCATAGAAAGAGATTTGTCAACATCAGTTTCATCTTCATTAAACTCAAAATTATTTTCTACAAATTGATCTAGAGATGGATATTTCATTTTCATAGATAAATTGTCATCAAGTTTAACAATATTTGTGTGCTCAGGATCTCTTTGTACTTTAATTAAATCAATATCAATAGATTCGTTAACTTGAGTTACACCATCATCTGGGCATGTTATCGTTACATCTACTGCTTCACCAATAGATTTTGCTCTAACATTTAAGAAAATATACTCAATATCAAAGGTTGAAAGATTTGATATTTTAATTCCTTTAGTTTGAATACATTCTTCTAAAATTTGAACAATGGCATTAGAAATCTGTTTCATGTCCTCAGATTCCAATGCCATTATAAGAATTTTCTCTTCTCTAACTAAAAATGGACGATATTTAATTTTTTTTCCTGTAGATGGTATTTCCAAATCATAAGTTGGAACAGAAATCTTTGGTAAAGGCATAATTTTTTAAAAAATTCAGTTGTGATTATTTATTAGTTGGGGGCACCGAATTTTTGTTTGGGTGCATAATCTCTATTATAGGTTGCAGAATCAACTGTAATTTGTGTATATTTTCCACCTATAATAAGATCTAAAGTATAAGTTCCATCAGAATTTGCATAAACTCCTTGAACAGTTTGTCCAACAGCTCTTTCCCTTCTCATAATATATCTGTCATAATTCATAGTAACTGTAACTTTCATTAAATCACCTTCTCCATAAGAAACTGGAATTGATGCCATAGATTTTGGGAAGGCATTAATAAGTTGATATGAAATATTTGCGGCTCCTGCAGACATCCAATTTTTTTCAAATTTTTTAATAAAAACTCCAGAATTTTTATAATAATCTGGATAATTAAATCTCCTGTAATAATTTCCAGACTGAATTATATTTTCATCATCTAATGGCAATTCACTACCTCCAGAGATGTAATCCATCCAGGCCTCGAAAAAACCTAGAACTTTATATTCTCTATCAATATAAAATGTAAAATCAACATCAGTATTAATTCTGGTATGTGCAAATTCTTGGCTTACTCCTATAAAATTATCTTTAACTTCTGAAGTTGCATATGTAGATGCTGGCAAAGACGCTTCAGAGCATAATAATCCCAACTCATTCTGAAAATCATTACTAAATCCAACTAAACCATACTTTTCATATCCGTATTTTGATATGTGATCCAAAAACGGAGATGTAAAATTTTTACCTGTATTATCACTTACCGTTCCCCAGCCAGGGGTTATAAACACTTGATATAAATTTGTTCTTGCCAAGTTTAAAAAACTTGGCAAAGTATTCATATGAACTTGACCAATATCTGGTACTTGTGCCATTTCTAAATATTTACAGCAATTCTATGTTATGAAATATTTAGATGTCATATAAAGGAAAATATAAACCATCATATCCACAAAAATACAAAGGAGATCCTACAAACATTATATACCGATCTCTTTGGGAAAGAAAGTTTATGGTCTATTGTGATAATAACAATAGAATTTTAGAATGGGGTTCTGAAGAAATTGCATTACCTTATCGGTCTCCTGTAGATAATAGAATTCATAGATATTTTCCAGATTTTTATATTAAGGTAAAAGAATCAAACGGAGAAATTAAAAAGTATCTAATTGAAATCAAACCACTAAAACAACTATCACCTCCACAAAAACCAAAACGTCAAACCAAGCAATATCTTTATGAAGCATACGAGTATGCAAAAAATCAAGCAAAATGGAAAGCTGCCAGAGAGTTTTGCGAAGATCGTCAGTGGCAGTTTAAAGTTATTACCGAAAAGGAATTAGATATCTAAAATGCCAAGAAAATCTATAAAGCAAAGGAAAAAAACAAATACAGATACTGATGATAAAGTTAATCGTCTTCGTGACATAACTAATAATTTAATTGGAACCGAAGATCCAGATGATTTGATGCTGGAAATTATAACTGCACTAACAGAAAGTGAAAAAGTTCCAAAAACTGGAAAATATTATGTTTTTGTATACAATCCAAAAACACCAAACATTCAATATGACCAAAATCCTTTAGTGGCAGTTACTGATGTTTTTCCTTGGGGATTTAGAGGGATCAATTTTCACTGGGGAGAAGTTAGACAGTATACCTGGGATGAAATTCCTGGTGGAATTTATGAAGTGTATCCATCAGAACTAAAAGATTTACAAACCATTCCATTTGGAAAATTTCGTCTAAATAATTAGAAAACGATAATGGCAGAAGTTTTACGTTACCCATACGAAGCCATAACAAAATCTACAGATTATCTTCAGATAACTATAAAAAATTACGAAGCGGGAGATATGCTGACCACACCATCAGCAGTGCCAACTAATGCTGCTGATGTGAGCACTACATCTTCGGCAAATTTATACAAACAAACTTTAGTAAATGATGGGGGAATAATTTTACTTCCCATGCCGTCAAATATTCAAGATAGTAATTCTGTATCATATGAAGAGGGTAGTTTAGATGCTTTTAGTGCCATTGGAGTAGAAAGTGCCCAAAAGATGATGATGCAGGATTTTAGTAAACCGGGAGGAGTTGCTAAAGTATTAGGAAATATTGCGGATACAAGCGTAGATGCAATAAAAAATTTACAAGATGCTGGAATCAAAGAAATAATGCTCAAAGCGTTAGCATCACAAGCAGTTTCTGTTTTTGGTGGAAATGTCACAGTAAATCAAATATTAGCACGTTCTGAAGGTAAAAGTTTAAACCCAAATATGGAACTCCTTTTTAATGGAGTTACTTTAAGAAGCTTTAGATTTTCTTTTAAAATGACTCCGAGAAATCAGAACGAATCAACACAAGTTAAAAAAATTATTCGTTCATTTAAAAGAAACATGGCCCCAAAAAGTGATGGCGCATTTCTTATAGCACCTCACGTATTTCAATTAGAATATAGGAGAGGTGGCGGATCTCATCCTTTTTTACATAGATTCAAACCATGTGCATTATCCGATATGTCAGTAAACTATACTGGAGATAATGTTTATGCAGTTTATAGTGATAGTACTCCAGTTTCTATAATTATGGATTTAACATTCAAAGAACTTGTTCCAGTATATGAAGAAGACTACAATGTAGAACAAGGCGGTCAAATTTTAGAAACAGATGGATCAGTAGGTTACTAAAATGGGTTATTTCAGAGAACTTCCAAACTTAAAATATATTTCTCCTCTTCCAGATAGAGGTTCTTCTTTAGATTATGTCGAAGCCAAAAATCTTTTCAAAAGAATTAGAGTAAGGCAAGATTTTGAAAGCGTATTTACTGCATTTAACAAATATACCATACAAGAAAATATTCGTCCAGATCAAGTTGCTCAAGAACTTTATGGTTCTCCAGAATTAGATTGGGTTGTATTAATATCTGCAGGAATAGTTAATGTAAGAGATCAATGGCCTTTATCAAATAAAGATCTTGTAAATTACGTGGAAAGACTTTATGGAACGGAAATAGACTCGCCAAGATATTATGTAACTAAAGAAGTAAAAGATTCTAAAGGAAGAATAATTATTCCAGAAGGAAAAATAGTAGAAAAAAATTATAAACTACCTAAACCAACTACAGATAATCAACCATTACAGTCTTATGTAAGATATTATGACAGCCAAAGTCAAACATATGTAACCGTATTTAATATAACAAAACCAGTTACAAATTATGAATATGAAATTGAAAAAAATGATGCTAAAAGACAAATTTATGTTCTTAAAAGAGGATATCTCCAAGAATTCCTAAACGATACTAGAACGATTATGAAATATAAAAAATCTTCACAATACGTCAATGATTACTTGATACAAGGGGAAAACTTAAGAATTACCTCTCCATAAAAAAAGGGAAGGTTTAAAACCTTCCCCAGATGCTAATCAGTCTTCTGCCAAACGAGCAAAGTAAGAAAGAGCATCGTCATCATCATCTTCCACAGGTGCCACAGCACGGCGGGTAGGTTGAAGATTGTTCAGTTCAGAACGAAGATCGTCATCAAGTTCTTTTGTAGAACCACGCGAGTTGTCTTCTTCATCAAACTCTTCAGGATCTTGATAACGAGGAGTGCCTTTAGTTCCGATAACGTAGTCAAGGCGCTTTTTCAGATCATCATAAGATTTGAATTGATCTGCTGCAACAAGTTCTGCAAGAGAATATTGCTTTTTCCAGATTCCTTCCAGAGCATCATCATCGTCCAGTAGAGGAGAAGGGTTGGCAAACTCGCTAGAGTCATAGTTACGATAACCAGCAACGTTCTTTGCCTTCAGTTTAAAGTTTGCACCCTGCCAGAAGTCAAACGGATCAATTGCTTCCTCATCTTCAAATTCGGGTTGCATCGCTTCGGTAAGTTTGTCGAAGATTTTCTTACCGTATTTGAAGAGGAAAACTTTACCTTCGTTTTCGGGATTTGCAGGATCCTTCACCACGTAAATGTTGCTGATGTAAGTCAGTTTACGCTTCTGCTTACGGGCGAGTTCTTTGCCAGCATCAGTACCGTTGTTCCAAAGAGTGGAATTGAGTTCGGATACAGGATCTTTTTGTCCCAGAGTGGTGAGAGAGTTTTCGATATACCAACCACCAGGACCTTGGAATGCGTGACTGTAGAGTTTCACAAACGGAAGGTCTTCGCCGTTGGGGGCAGGAAGGAAACGGATTACGGCATAACCGTTGCCGCTTTTGTCTACATCCAGTTTCCAGACGCGGTCATCACTAGAACCGCTACTAGTATTCATTTTTTCAACTTCTTTGACCAGTTTGGCGGTCAGAGAACCAAGTTTAGATTGCTTTTTAAGATCAGCAAAAGACATTAGGATTACCTCGGATAGTTTGGATTTGGAGGATTACTTGGATAGTATAGCAAGGAAGAGCAGGGAAGTCAAGGGGTAGGATTGATAAACTTTTTAAGAGACTCAATCGTTTTTGTCATACTAGTAAATAACACCTGCATATCTGTGTCTGGTGGGAATCCCATCAAAGACACAGATTTGCGCAAATTCTCTTTCATTTCAACTGCCGCTGGATCATCAGACAGAGATAAACGTGTATACATGATACGTTGTTTATCTAATAAGTTGCTCAACTTTTCAATATGTTCCAACTTATCTTCATTTGACATCATACCGAAAGTAAGAATACTTCCGTAAATGTCTTCTTGTAGTTTATTAATTTCTCTCAATTCTTCCTGAATAATTTCAGAATCAAAAAAGTCACTCATTTAAGATTTCCCTTAATTTCTTTTTATATTGGAACACATCAATATTTAGGAATGGACTATACTTTTTAAGTTTTAAACTTACGGTTTCCCACACTGGATCGAGCAATTTCTTATCAAAATCGGTTGAGAAACGGAATATTTTGTCGTAAATTACGAATGTTTCTAGCGATAATTTCCCGCTTAAGAACCTTTTGAGGACTGGTGGATGCCCCTTGGAACAATTCAGCGCATCGTCTAATTTTATCTCCGAGAACAATTCCTCCGATTGTTCTTTGAACAAGTAAGTTAAACTCTGTTGTCTCCGCATCCAATCTGCGTAGGTCCTTTCTCCAGAATTGATAATTTCTCCAATCCATAAGTTTTGTGGGTTGTCTGCGGATACAAAGTTTGATACAAGAAAATCTACGACTTCTTTATCAGAATACTTACGTGAGGTTTTTTCAAACCAGTACTTATCTTTTCGTTTATTAAAAGAAGTTACACTGGCACGTGATTTACCACCATATCTAAAGAAGTCGTATTTTGGATTTGTGAAATGATTTTTAAGTGACAAATAATGTTGATAAGTTTCAAAGGGGGTCACGATCATAGGGGCAGTTTTGCTCTAGAAGTTTTTTTCATAAAATTGAGACGAGTTGCGTCCCATTTTAATCTTTCTTTTAACGGTTTTGAAACCAGTTTTGATACAGATTCTACATCAATACTATTAACTTCACAATAATGACAAATAGCATCAATGTAGTTCATATTTTCAGATACCACTATCTTTTCGATTTCTAATGAAAATTTAGATGGAGTTAAAAATTTATTTTCTATAGCTTGTTCTAATTCTTTATTGTGTTCCATACAATTCCAGTTTATCTCTAACAAACTCTCTAATGTATTCGGTGAGTAGTTTGATGTACTTTGATTTGTCTCTTTCTTCATAAACGATACATTCTCCATTTTCGCAAGCCATGATAATTACAAGTTTTTTGACGGGAATACCAGTCAGTTCATAGAACATACAGGCATAAGCAGCACACTGAACAAAATAATGCTCAATCCACTCCCGTGGTTTTGGTTTTTTAGATGTTTTAAAGTCGATTATTGCTAATTCGCCATCAAACTCTGCAATACAATCTACTGTTCCCGCTACTCCAAGAACTTTGCTGTACAGGGAACCTTCAAGAGTATAAATGTTATTTATACGATTTAAATCTGGTTTAGCAATTTTAAATAAAAATTGCGACAAAGGTTGAACTTCTGGAAGTTCTTCATTTTTAAGGTGATGTTCAGTAAGAGTGTGCATATCAGTTCCACGACTTGTTGATTGTCGTGTAATTCTATCTGCTTCTTCATCACCTACTTTTTTACGCCATTTAACAAATACTTGGCGATTTTTATGACTAGTTACTGAAGTGATTGAAAATAGTTTAATAAGATCTTCACCATCAGGAACCTTATAGTACCTAACTCCATCTATGGTCTCCCTTTCAAGTTTAGGGAGTTCAATATCAACATGTTTAAACATTAAAATCCTGATTCAATTTTTGCAACAATGTATTCTTTAACAAGACCAGAGCGAACAATATCATTTACCCCAAACTCAATTAAATCAATTGATGGCATGGATCTTAAGATTTTTATGAAATCAATAATTCCATTACGATCATTTGTTTTTTGAAGATCAGACTGAGTCGCGTCTCCACAGAACATAATCTTAGAATTTTCACCTATGCGTGTAATTATACTGTCCAATTCATGGAAAGTTAAATTCTGAAACTCATCAACAATCACAATTGCATTATCTAATGTTGTTCCCCGAAGGAATGATGTACTCCAAAACTTAATAGTTTCTTGCCCCTTTAGATTACCATAAAGCATTTCAAAATCAGCATCTGTAGGCATCTGGAACATATATTTCACCATATTCTTATAAGGAATTTGGTAAATATCCGCCTTGTCATCATGTGTTCCTGGAAGGAATCCAATTTCACGTGTCGCAACAAGAGAGCGAACTAGATAGATTCTTTCATAAGGACTATTTTCATCTAAAACATCACATAAAGCATTGTAGAGAGTAATAAAAGTTTTACCAGTTCCAGCACATCCATAAGCAACTAAATGTTTCCCTTCAGCATAGGCATCAAAAAACTTTTTCTGATTATCTGTAACTGGTTCAATATCTAAAAGATATTCAGAACTTAAGGGTTTTCTACGCTTCATCTGCTTTGCTGTGAGTCCAACCCCAATAGGTTGCTCTGCAGATCCTCTCTTTCTTCTTGCCATACTAGATTTTCTTTACGTTAGATCCAGGCATTTTCGCAGCACGTCCTAGAACGTCGTTCCACCCTGGGTTTTTACTAATCAATTTGTTCTGCCAATCTCCAACTTCTCCTGGAGTTGCGCATCCTTCAGACCAATCCCGTTTCCATTCAGGATTGTCTTTATACCATTGCATAATGTCGTTGACACTCATTTCAACAACTTTTTTTTCACCTGTTTCTACGTGAATAACTGGATAAATTGCCATAAAGTTACGAAATCAAGATAATTTATTTAGACCCATTCAAGTGCTTCTGATACTGATGGGAACTGCTCTTTGAAAATTTCCTTACATGCAAGTGCAATATCCATATGCTCTTTTTGAGTGCCATTTGCAGAGCGAAGATTGATATAATGAATCCACGACCTGCATGAGCCAGACATATAAATTTTTGTCGGTGTTGCCAAAGGAAGCACGAACCTTGCACATTCCTTTGCAATTCCCTCATCCAGCATTGTTTGATACAGTGCCATAGCATCTCTAAAATGCTCACGAATCAAATATTCATATTTTTCAACTACAGAAGGATCAACATCATCAATAGAGTTTTGGCGATTCTTTGTGTCTTGGCGGCGAAGTTCTGGAACAGGAATTGTTTCGCCTAGCAGAGAAGAATCTGCATAACGTTGTGAAAATTCTTGATATGTAAACGAACGGTGACGCAAAATCTGAGCTGCGATACCACGATTCGTTTCAATCTCAAGAGTCATAAAAGACTGTTCAAAAACAGACCAATGATTATGCTTAATGCAATAAGCAAGCAACTTGGCATAGTTTTCGTTGTCTTGATTCGCAGGATTGCTAACTCGTGCAACATACGCCATTGTTTTTTCTGCATCGGGCGTTACTGAAATAAGTTTTACCGTCATTTTTTTCCAAATCCTTTTGATGTTTGTGCTTCAATATCTGCAAGTTCTTGTTTTATTACTCGCAATTGTGATTTCATTTCTTTTAGTTGCTCATCGGAATAGAGATGATCTTGTTTGACCAACCTTTCCAACAACTTTACTAATTCTCTTGCTCTACTACTCATTCAGAATCCTCAAAAATTTCGTCGTAATCTAAAATTGGTCTTTTTCCCATCGGTTCTTTAGGTTTATAAGCAGAAACATCAGAATAGATTTCTGCTTTCAAGGAATCAACCAACAATTCCAGATTGCGAACAATTAATTTTAGTTTTTCTTTGTCCATTAAAATATTGTTCTCTCGCACCATCATACCATAAAAAAAGGAGGGAATCAATCCCTCCTTAACGTATTTCGTTTACCTATAAATCAACTGAATGAACAAAGATAATAGAGTGATAAACGTAACAGATGCAACAGTAATTTGTGCAATAACCATCATTACCTTGCTCCCGCATTTATAAGAAGTGCTTGATAACGTCTATCTTGTTTTTGCTTTTGTTCTTTAATAAGTTGAAGAAAATTGAGTTTTTTCATCATTTATGTCCCTCCTTTACAAACTTAACGCCACGATAAGTTTCGTTATATTGTTGAGGTTGTTGCATCATTTGTTGTTGATACTCAAGACGTTTTTGGGTATCATATTCGACACCACGATATACTACTTTTGACATTAGGATTTCCTCCAGAATGAGATTTTTAGGCCCCGTTCCTTCGGGCGGTTTGCGTTCGCTATTTGCGAATAGCGAATGAACGTCCCGTTCCGCCGTCCTACTTGCGTCTGGTTTCCCAGATGAACGTAAGGTCATTATAGACCCATTGCATTTATATAGCAAGTTTAAACTGTAACATCTGTTACAGTTTTATAAAATCTTAAGGGCAAAAAAATACCCCAAAATTTTTTCGGGGTTCCAGGGAAATTACTTTCGCTTTTTCTTTTCGGGTGCTTTGTATCCCCAGAGTTTTGGACTCATTCTTCCATATCCAAAATCAATTTTTTGAATTGCTCCAGGACCAAATTTATCATAGTAAAGATCAAAGATTCTAACTCTGGTTCCTCTACAAAGATCCATATGAACTTCTTCACCAATTTTATACCAAATTAAATATGCATCATTAGGCCAAGATGAATCTTTTACTTGATCAAGAGTTCCATTTTCAACTAAAATTTGGCATCCATACTTAGGAGGAAGATTTTCTTTCTCTTCTTTTGTCCATTCAATCATTTCTTCCTCCTTACTATGGGACATTTGAACAACATCACGAAGTTTACTACTCATACACGATTTCCCCATTTAATATCTGGATATGCTTCTGCAACAATTTCTTTACTAACTTTATATTTTGTTTCTAATTTTTTATCTTTAACAAGAATTAAAATTTCTGCCTCAAGTGGATGAAGACCTTGAAGGATATTAATGAACATAGTTTCTCTACGAAGAGAGCTCAACCCATCATTACCACCACGGATAAAATTATAGAAACGAGTATACTCTTTACGTATTGTAATTTGTCCTTGATCATTCATTCCTAATGAGTTAGATCCCATCTCATTCATTTTATCCACTGCGTCCCGCACCTTATCGCTCACAGTGCCACTGAATGAATTTTGCTCCCCAGTATTAGCATAAGGAACATCGCCTTCTGGAAGGGCAGATACAAGGCTCTCATCAAAGTTCCAAATAAAGATTGCTTTCAGAGAAGGATCTCCATATCTTTGGAGAAGTTCAACTTTTTTAGCATTAGTTCTTTGACTGGAAACTAATTCTAAAACTTCAAAAGCAAAAGGATTTACAGGAAGATCCTCTGATATTTTTTTAGTCGGAGTAGATGTTGTTTTCGGTTTAGAAGTTCTACTCGTCTTCTTCTGTGTCGTCGTTGTCATAATAGTTCTCAAAATTAAATGCAATTACCTCATCGGGTATAAGATTACCCTGCGAATCAAACATTTCAGGGTGAGGTCTTGGAATTTCCCTGTAATTCATCATGTATTCCCTAGCGACCCATCCAGATAGCAGTCCAACAATAAAAAACAAAATGGTCATGAATGAACCAAATACTAAACTTGTTGCTAACATTTTTTTCTTCCTCGGGAACTACTGGATTTCTTTATATCTAAAGAAAATTCAAAATAGATGGTCACTTCCCGCTTAAGAAAGCAGACCAACTTTTCAAAAATAATGTGAAAATACTTGGGCTGCTTTCTCTTACCTCCACTTAAGATAAGTTCTAGTCCACGATTAACGCGAATCTTGGAATTATTTATGTTCGTATCAGACAATTTGTCTCTCTTTTAAAAATTTAACAGTATCAGTACACCCACCCAATTTCTTATCATTACAAAGAACTTGTGGAAAGGTAGAACCATCACCAAATTCAGCATAAAACTGGTCTTTGGTAAAGTGTTCACCTAGAGTATACTCTACAAACTTATTCCCTGTCAACTCCAAAACCTGCTTAACCTTGTAACAGTAAGGACAATCTTGTTTAGTGTAAATTGTAAAATTCATAATTAGTTAATAGTTTTTTGTTTAATATTTATTAATACCCATCTTCATGCCAACATTCATTGTATCCATTTTTTTGATCTTCATATGGATAAAAATTTAATTGTTTTTTGGGCCACATTAAATCAATATCAGTTTTTGGAAATGATTTAAATATTTTTTTATTCAAATTTTGACTAATTTCATAAACTTCTTGCCATTTAGGAGCATAATCATAAAGATATTCGTTAGGATAAAGTAAAAACAGTTTAATCCTATCATCATAATTAGAACAATAATGTGCTCCAATATAAGTTTCAGTTCTTATAAAGTGTCCATAATATTTCCATAGATCATACTTACTTATTCTCACTTTGTCAACAAGTCCATTTATTTCAAGGGGAATATCAAACATTTTAATTAAGTGTTCGGTTTTACCCCAAAAAACATGATCTCTTGGGTGGAATAAAAGGTGTGGATACATTCCAGGAACAAAAATTCGGTCTTCATTCCTGTGCTCTATAAAGAACTGATACATGTTCATCATACTTTGATGAGTGTATTTTTGATCAGTTCTCATTTTAATTGCGTATTCAGTTGTAACTTTTTGCAAACCAGCAAAAGAAGTCACAATTTGCAGATTTCTATTATCTGTTCCTGGTGTAATCGGAAACTTATTTGAAATAACAAAGAATCTTGAATTCGGAATGTAGGTAACAACATCATCCTCCCAACAAGAAAGAATAATGTTGTTTACGAATGGCAATTCAAAATAAGAATCTATGACTTCATTAGTAAATTCATCGTATCGCCCTTGCAGAACAATATCAATTTTTTCAAAGTTATTATTCTGCATCAATTCTTTTTTTCTACGATTTCAAGATTAAAACTTGCAATATTCTCCTTAGATCTTTCTAGATAATAATCATTCATTTCATAATTTGTCATAAGATCTTGGAATAATTCTTTACATTCTTCAGACTTACCCCACCACCATCCAGAAAGTGCTTTTTGATAAATTAGACCGTATTTACCAGGATACTCAACATCAGTAATAAGATCTGGGTGATCAAATGTTGAATATTCTAAACCTTGACAAGCAAAAGTATATGCTTCCATCCACTGACTTCTTCTTTCAGCAAATCTACTCAAAAGGAAATATGCCTCTGGTCTAGATGGTACAGAACAAAGTGCTTGTGTTAAAAGGGACTTAGAACTATTGTCTCTAGTTCCCTGTTTATCATAACAATAAGATCCTCTAATAAGTGCCTCATAGGTAAGATTATCATCTTCAGATCTTTCTGCTGCTCTTAAGTAATAAGAAAGAGCTGGTGCAGTATGCCCACCGTTTTCGTACCAAACGCCAAGATTAAAATTATGAATTGCATTTTCAGTATCAAGAGAAAACTTAGTCAAAAGATCCTCTAATTCAGTTTTTTCTCTTTTTGGTTTTGGTTGTTCAGTTCCCACAAGTTCCTCAATCGTAATATTTTGTCCGTTCTTTTCCCACCAAGAAGAAACAAATTCCTGACTCTCTGCATGATGGTCTTTAGTACCACCTTCAATATTTGCAGTTTCAGTAAAAGTTGATTGGAACTTTACCTCTTCGACAAATAAATCTACAGCGTAAACTTTTCCAATATCATAAAAAAGAACAGTTTCCGGCATAGGATAAAAATCTGTTCCGTAAATTTCAAGATTAAACTTATCACCAAAACAGTAACGATCTATAATTTTTTTAGCATAATTGCGCTTCATAATGTATGCGGTCACCGACCAATCATACATGGATCGTTCTTTAAGAACAATAGAATCGTGCGATGGTTTAATGCAACATAATTGTACACAATCCCAATCTTCGGGAAGATTATTTACAAAATCATTCCAAGTAAAATTCCAATTAGAAACAGTTTCTAGACTAAGATCATCCTCACAAAAGAATGCATATTCGTCATCAGTTTCCTCATACCATTTTTTAATCATTTTAATATGAGAAACTACACATCCAATAGTTCCCCCATCAAGAATATGCAATTGTGGTCCAGAAACTTGATCGGATGATTCTGAATATCTTTTAGAAATTACTCCTTGTAAATCATAAACTCCATATTTTAAAAAACTTTTTCTCAGGTTTTCCCTCCTATCTTCACTTTCTTCCAAACTAATATAATAAACTTTTGGAAAATTATTCAATTTTTGTTTTTGGTCGGGATAACTTGCCATCATTAACGAACTATTCATTGATTACCTCCATTAATTTTATCTCTATAAAAAATTGGTTTGTCTGTGCATATACCAAAACTATTTTTTATGTATTCTGGATGTTGAGAATACAATTTAACATTCTCTGGTAATACAATTACTGAATTTGAATATGGAATTTGTCCTACAAGAACCCACCCAATTCCACTACTTGTTAGCGTATAACTATCGTTTTGATGCCAGAAGTAGTTAAATTTTACCACAGAACTTGACATTTTTTCAAGTGCTTCACGATTTTTGCAATGAATCCAAAGAACATCCTTATATTTTCTTAACCACTCCATAGTTACAAAATATTGAGGATTATCGTGACCAAGATAGCATTGATTATCTTCCACTCTTAAATCAACTTCAACATCAAATCCCTCTAGAATTGCATTCTCAATATATTCTGGTTTATTTTCTTCTACTGGATTTATAGAATTCAAATTACCACGATGAGATATAATTTTCATATTAGTTATAAAATTGATTTAAAACTACAATTTCACTGTTTATCATATCATCTATAGTTTCATATTCATTTCTTCTGTATCCAAGTGAATCTGCAGTCGTCCAAATCTGATTCCAATGATTTGCACGTATAACAAATGGTTCCATATATTTGTCTGGTAAAAAATCAATATACTTTCTCATAAGCATGTCATGATTTTCACTTGTAGGATCTTCTCCAGATATTCTAATAAAATTTTTAGTGTACATTATTTCTGGCCCACTATCTAATATACCAGAATTTATCATTTCTAGAGTTTTTTCAAATGTCTTTATCATTTTATTAGTTTTAGACACCATTAAATGATCTGCCGCACAATATTCAAAATAAACTTTTTGTCCAAAAAACGTTCCACCAGTTACCAGTTTTTCGGTATCCAATAAAAACTTATCTAGAATCAAGTGTAAATTCGAATATCTTTCATCCACTCTATGTTTTAAAACATAAGGAGTAGAAACATTGTTCAACCCATTTAACGTACTGACAGTTTGAAATTTGATTCCACAGTCATTATCTATTTCATGATTCTCATCAAAATCTTTGAATGATAAATTGTTTATTCCATTAGTTACACTTTGAGTAACTATTTGAATACTTTTTTCTTCGCATATTTTTAAAAGTTTTTGATTTGTGCAAATATGCTCGTCGTAAGTTGATAGTACTATTTTAGAGAATAAAGATTGATAGTAATCAATAGAATCCAAAAAATCTATTTTAGTAAGATCATTAGTTGGACCTTGAACAACTAATGTAAAATCAGAATAGTTCATGAATTATTCAATGCTAAAACTTCTATAGCGTTGTAGACATTTTTACACATTTCATAAACTCTCCACTTAGATTTTGGTTCAACATAATACTCAGTAATTTCACCGACCATTTCTTTATTTTGATCAATATGTTTCTGTGCCAAAGCATATTCAACTTGCCATTGAACTTCTTGTTCAGTATGTCCTTGATTTCTCATATTTTCTTGAACCATTTTTATAAAATCAGATTCCCAAGAAAATCCTTCAAAATGTTCTGTTCTTTTTTTATCAGGATGTGGAAGATGAATAGTGTGATAATCGTGTCTCAATCTAGTCTCTTTAAGACCCATCAATTTTAACCTTTCATAGAACTCTTCATCTTCAAATGCATAACACTTAGATAAATTTTCATTATACCCACCACATTTGAAAAAGTTTTCTTTACTGATTAATAAAAGACCTATTAAGAATTTAAAATATGGACTATAGGAAACAGTGTAATCAACAATTTCTTCTGGTTTCATTTGGTGCATATCAATTACATATCCACCGTAAGATTCGGAATAATATTCTGGAGCTTGATAATTGCTTTTTCCAGAAACAAAACTTTGATTATCAACTGGATAAGCATCAAAGAAATTATAATATGGATTGATAATGTAATCACAATCTACTTTTAAAATATAATTTCCAGTGGCAATACTTGCAGCAAGATTTAAAGGTTGTGGTTGATTAAAGTATTGCTTATTTTTTACTTCAATAATTTTAATTCTATCGTCCAATTTAGAAAGATGAGAAATAGATTTATCAGAATCCCAATCAACAATTATAATTTCATGTATTTGATCAAATGCCAACCAAGAATTTAATGCAATTCTAAGAGCATTATATCTATTTTTACATGCACAAATTAAAGATATTCTTTGAGTTTCTTTAGTTCTAACACAAATCCAATCACCTTCTTCATATGGGTGATTGGGAGCAGGTATAAACTGATCCAATCTAAAATTATTTCCGATTAAATAATTTTCCAAATCACTTTTCACTGCTTGTCCTTTATAGTATGGTTTTGGACATGCTTCAGTATGAATAACTTTAACAGAATCCAAATAAGTTCCCATACCTTTAAGAACTTTTAATTCTGCCCCTTGAGTATCCATCCAGATACAATCAACCTTTTCAACACCAATTGATTTCAAAAAACTATCTAATCTTTTTGATTGAACTTTTATCTTATTCCAGGTTCCAGAACTATAAGGAACATCAATAGGTTCAAACATTGAAGAACCACCGACATTTCCATCAACAACCCAAAAATCAACCTCACCTTCCTCGTCGGACAATGCGAAATTATAAACTTCTATATTTTCATAGTGTTTAGATTTTTCAAAACACATATTATATTGTTCTGGGGTCGGTTCAAAAGCAATTATTCTTGAATTTGGAAAATGACTTAAAATTTCTATACTAGAATTTAAATCACGAGATCCTATCTCTAAGATAATTTCTGGATCTGTATTTCCATAAACCTCACGAATTTTATTCGCAAATAAATCTAAAGTGTTAACACAAAAATCATACATTTTTAAATATCTCCATCAAAAATCTAAAACCCACTCGGGTAAAGAACCTCCACCAGTTTCATAACCCCACTTATCAATAGCAACACGAAACTCTGGTCCAGGATTCTTATCAATTGCTTGGCGCATTGCCAAAGCACCCGCCAGAGTGCCGCCTGGATGCCCGTGTACGGCACCTCCGCAGTTAGCAAGGAAGTCCGTACCAAACTTCTCTGCCGTAGTGTTTACGATGCCAGGATGCATACCACAGCTCAATGCAGGAAGAACATTACGCCTGTGAAGAGTTTCCATAGTTTGGCGAAGTTCATTCTCATCATCACTCAAGTATCCACCCCACATTCCAGCATGAATTGTATCCACACCACAAAGACCTGCAAGATCGCAGAGAACATCCCAATCAATACCAAATGCATGTCTCTTATCAGTCAGAATCTTATCACCACTCTTTTGATAGTGAATAAACAAAGGTAAATCCATTTTTCTAACAGAGTTATAAACTCCAAGACCAGACCAGAAGTTAATATGAATCCCATTGCCCCCATTGTCTGCAACAAATTTAGCACGATCAAGAATAGTATGGTGATCACCATTAATGCAGAAGGCATAAATCACATTCCTTCCACAATTATTAACAATATTAGAAATCAGTTCTACACGATCTTCAAGACGGCAGAATGAAGGGTTAGAAAGAATCTCATCTTCTTTGATAAAGTCTACACCACCATCAAGAAGTTCTTTCACCATTTCGGAAAGAGTTTGTGGAGAAATTCCAGTCTTCGGTTTTACAATCGCACCAGAAAGTGGTTTATCATAACGATTGACAAACTTACGAATACCGTCAATACCATTCTTTGGTCCAAGAAAAGATGCTTCAACATCTGCAGGAAACTCTAACTTCTGAAGTCTACATGCTTTAAAAACATCAATATCCAATTGTCCTCCCATAAGTTGACAAAGAAGATGTGAAATTCCATCACCTTCCCAATCAGTGTTTACTTTCGGAAAACCAATTTTAACTTTCCCAGAATAGACACCCGTAAGATTTTCTTCGGTATCGTAAATTACACATGAAGAAAGCTCAAAAAGTTCATCGCTTTCCCAACGATTACGAACCTTTGGATTGCCTACACTCTGCCCAATCGCAAGGTTCCAGGCAGCATCTCTCAAATCTCCAACTTGTTGATGTGCTTCAATATAATACGTTGCAATCACACAACGATTTTTTTCTTGTTCGGTTAATTCTCTAAAAAACTTCATTTTAAACCTCAAATTTATCTGATGGAATGGAGGGAACTTTTACACATACTACTGTACAGTCTTCAAGAAAGATAGGATCTGCAACTTCTCCCTTATCAAATACAAATACATCTCCACTATTTAACTCCTTTTCTTGAATCATCATTTTTCCAGAAAGAAGAACATTATATTCTACACTATCTTTATGATAATGTGCTGCCCACACTTCACCCTTAGGATGAAACAAAACACCAACTTCAAAATCTTTCGTTCTTAAGATAGATGGATCAAAATCACCAATAATCCACCCTCTATGATAGTCCTTTAAATTACTTAAATTCATAATTTTGAAATAAAAGTTTCTAAATCTTCTGGAACGCCAACTGGATTATGTTGCCAATTCGGAATATGATGAATGCCAACTTTGAGACCTTGTTTAATCATATGATTATAAGTTGGACCAACATAAAATTCTCCATTAGGAGCCCTATCATTGCATTTTATCATATTTTCTGCACTTTGTACAAAATACTTTCCCTTTCTCCAATAATGAATTCCATTTAAAGAAATATCACTTATAACTTCTTTTTCTTTTATTTCCTGAACAAAACCTTTTTTATCAATTCTAGCATAACTGTTTTTTGGAGTATTAGTACTATACGTTACAACTAAACCATCATACTTATAGTATCTTGCAGAAGTGAGAAATAAATTAGAATCCCACCACATAATTTGATCACAATTTGCAACAACCAATTCATCTTCATTATTAATATAATCACGAAACAGTAAACAACTCGATGCAGGTCCTTCCGTTGTTTCCTCTACACTAATAATCTTAGACGTTGGAAAAATAGAATGAAGCAGTGTACATACCTGATCATAATAACTATCCTTTCTTATCACAAAGTGATAAGTTCCATTCAATCCCAAAGATTCTGTTGCCATTTTAATCATTGGAACCCCATTAATTTCAATTAATGGTTTTGGAATTTTATAAGTGTCTCTGGGAAATCTAGTTCCTTCCCCAGCCATTGGAATTACAATGTTCATGAATTAGAGAAACAATTGAGCCAATTTTTTTGTAGTTAAATTCTTTTTAGAAAAGTCAAAAAGATATTCACAAATTTGATCATATTGAGGGTGTATCTTACCTTTCATCGCATATTTATTTGTCTCTAAGATGAGAGATTTTGGTAAAGAAGTCATAATATACGGAGGACAATCTTTCAAATCAGTAAAATATGGAATACTTCTATTCGCAAGAATTTCATAATGCCTCAAACAATCCCATCCCATTTTTTTACAGGTTCTGCCATAATAAGATTTAGCATAATCTTCATAATATGATTTTTCATCTTCAAAAATGTATGTATCAGCATATCCAGGAACAACATGCCCAAATATTTTTTCTTTTGTTGGAATATGATCTATAAATTGACTCTCCGGTATTGCAAAGGAAATTGGATTTGCAATGCTAATATCATACAATTCCCTTTTCCATACTATCCCATACTCATGTAAACCAGATTGTCCAGCAAAATCATCAGGTTCATCTGCACCATCAATGAAATGAACTTTATTTTTTGGATAATGTTCTTTTACATGCTCTAAGTAGTCTAAGCATTGTCTCTGAGGAAACCAAGGATGTGTATATACGCATCCATAAATTACCATATCATAAAATTTTGATTTTATCTTATCAATAATCACTTCTGGAGATTCAACATTTGGTTGATGATCTAATTTACAATATACAGTAAATCCTTTAGTGTTATTTCCATCAAATTTTCTAACAAAATCAGAACTAGTAGACTGTTCAGAATCAAGGTAATATTTCATCATGTAATGTGGGGGATACGTTTCATAAACGTCAACGCCATTGTCAATTAATCCATGATAAACCATATCCTTCATATAATCTTGAATATGATTCGTTACAAACAATACTTTCATAATTTTTTAAATGAATTAGAGATAAACAAATTTTTTATAGATTCTTCATATTCAGTATCATATTTAATAAAAATATCATTATTATATGGAACATTTTTTTCAGATTTACATAACCACCGTGTAGTATCATCTTTTGATTTAACCACAAATTGAACTCTAGGAAATTTTTTTACTTTATTAAAATATCCTATTCTATTAAAATAGTAAACATAAGATCTTTCTATATTTAAATAAAACGGATCGTCTCTCATTTCCCAAAAATCTTGTATTAAATATTCAGTGTTGACATAATTATCAATTATACCAAGAACAATATCAATATCGGAAGATGGAAATATATGATGCCTATCACTTATTCCACCATATTCTTCACCATAAGGAACCCAAAAAAAATCATTTGGTAATATTGGATGTTCTTGGACATAAAAATGATCACTTCTTGTAAGAATTATTCTGTCATAATTTAATAGTACTTCCTTTTTATTCTTTAGCAAATAATGCCTAAGTGCTAAGGTTATTGCACTGGATCCTATAGTTCCATAAAGACCAGAAAAACCAGTTTTAGATCCTAATTCAAAAGATTGTTTCCAACTTCCTTCACCAAAATTTTCTACGTAATAATCAGCCCATTCTTCATATTCTGGAACTTCCCAAATATATTTCGCCTTTGAATACAATGAATGGGATTTATTTTCATTAAAACCAAAACATAATGCAAGATCGGACTGATATGGTTCTAACAAATTTCTATACATGCTATTCCATGCTTTTTCACCACCCCTAGGATTTCCAATTACTACAGTAAGTGTTTTTTCCATCAAGTATTACCAAATACAACTCTTTTCCAATCTATACCATTATTAATTTGAACTTGAAAATCAAACCTTTGTGGAATTATTCCATAAAAATCTAAATGATTTTTCAATATAGACTCTGGATGATATTTGCTATCTCCAATTTTTTGCAAGTTATGATAATTCCAAAAAACATTAGAATACAAGTCCATTCCGTGTGATGTTCCAACTGCAAATTGATCATTGATTCCATTGCACCAATCATCACCAACAGGAACACAAACATCAGAATTTAAATCTTCAAGATTTAAATTTTTACTTTTAAAATTACTATCAAACCTCATCCTAACAACACGATCAAAAGTCATTCTATGAAGTTCTTCATATTTTCTTTTAAGATCATTAGACCTATAAATTGAATAATGCATACTTATAGGTCCCACATCAGTTCTTAAATATTCAGAAAACTCTAATGATGAAAAAATATCGTGAAAATAATTCTGTTTTGAATCATAATCTTCTACTAAAAGACTTTCATATGTATAATTTTGCTCAACAAAACTTACGTCAGTATCTACAGTTTTATCCTCTTCTTTATTTTTAACATCATAAATTGTTTTTACAAACTCTTCTCTGTCATTTATTTTCCAAGTATGAATAAAAACTTTAATGTCTTCATTAGGAATAATATTTTTTAAACTTTCCAATCCAATATGTGGATATCTGATTCCTCCAGAAATACAAACCGCTACTTTCATTCAAAAATATACTCCTTAACAAATTTTTGAGGAACTTTAAGTAAGTAAGCTGCATTATCCTGAAAACCAAAAGTAATCAAATAGTCATCTCCAAATTCACACATTCCAACAGCAAACTCAACATTTGCTTCTAAGAAAGAAAATCTCTTAGATACAGTTACAATTTCCCAATTTTTGTCCCAAACAATGAAACGATGCCTGTAATGCCCATCTTTTCTTCCAGCAGGACTTTGATATAAGAAAGTTTCATGATTTAGAGACATTCTGCATTCGCCAAATGGTAATACTTGAGAACCACCACGAAGATCTACACATCCTAAATCTTTCCAAGAAGTTTGACAAACAGTTTCTGTTTTACCAGTATTAATATCATACTTAACAATTTCTGTGCCATTTGTCCATTTTACAAAATGGTATGGCATATCAAGAATTGGCATCCAGTTTTTATTACAATATTCATCATCATTTCCCGGAGCAGGAATTCTATAACGATTTATTTCACGAACTCCATCTTCATAAACAATTACTTCTGATAGTTCCATTCTACCAGTTCCAATTGTGTCAAGATCTCTTCTTACACCACAAATATAAAGCTTTCCATCCCATCTAACAATTCTTGCATCTTCAAGACCAACAAATTCCCACTGTGGTTGATATGTATCAAACGCAGCAGTATCTACTCTATGATACCACTTTAAGTTCATAGTTTCATCCATCTCACCCATTACATTATTTGTTCTTAGGTGAAGATCATTTTCAGGATGAATATAAACAAGAGGTCCCCATTGATGTTCAAATTTTTTCTTTTCTGAATGATAAAGAGTGTAGTTTATATTTCTAAGATTGACTAAAATTTTACCATTATCATTATAAATTGAAGGATTCGTAATTGCAGGTCCTTGCAAATATGAAGAAGGAAAAATCAAAGGGTGAATGCTTCCACCATTTTCCAAAGCAAGTTTTACAAAATTACTCATGATTATAATTTATTTTAATTAATTATACTATACTATCTATTATAGTTCAAACGGGATAGATTTGTTCGATCAAAATCCAATTTAAATTTAAAATATTGACATAATCGACGAGTTCTTGCCCACTCAACTTGTCAATTTCAACACAGTTTTCTAGATGAAAATTAGATCCGCAAATATAACGATAAATTTGCCCATCAGAAGATTGTTTTTCAAACAACACTTTGATATTTCCAATTCCATCTGTGATATTAATTTCTTTAATTTCCTTTACCATTTTATGACAATGTAATTGTAGCAGATCTTACAACTCCGTCAGAACCTCTTCCTCTTATAGTTAATGTTGTATTACTTGTAAATTCAAATACAAGATCCCCATTTTTACTTGGAGTTACTGAAGTTCCGGGAGTTATTTGAATAGCACCAGTAACATCTAATTTTTTAGCAGGTATTGATGATCCAATGCCAACATTAAACGTTGAATTATCAAAATTAAAAAATTGAGCACCAGTTTGAATTCCACCATTATTATACTGCACCTGTCCAGTAATTCCAAACGCAGGAACATTAGACATCTGGGAACAATCACCATAATATGTTGTGGCAGTAATTGTTTGTGTCACATTTACACTACCAACAACAGAAAGTTTTGACTGTGGATTTGTGCTTCCTATACCAACATTTCCAGAAACATAAGCGCCTCCAGAAACTTGAAGTCCTTGAGATGCAGTTCCAGTAGAAACTGCAGTTCCAACTAATGATTGATTATCTACGATTAAAGAACCATATACTCTAGTTCCGTCTCTTAATTTTGCCATTATGCTTGAGCCTCCGTCCAAGAAAGTCTTCCAAACACAGCAACCTGTGTTCCAGTCAAGTTTGTAACAACAATCGTAACAGTGTCTGGTCCATCTGGATAAATTTCAGTATTAGAGTTTGTACCGCCACCACCAAGAATACTATTTCCCAAATCACGAAGTTGTGAAAAATCAACACTTTGAGCGCCAGCACCTACGAAGAATCCACCTACAACTTCACCACCAGAAACTGTAGTTCCACCGCCAGTACTATAGTCGGCAATTTGTGCTAAACTTGAATTAGAAATTGATGTTACATTTCCAACAGCATTAGTCCAAGGAGTTGACGTTGAAGGTAAAGCATTCAAATATACTCTCACCAAAAGTGACGAATTTCCAAATGCCTGAGAAGAAATATCAAGTTGTCGAAGAACCAACTGCATTCGGTTGATAAGTTCTCTAGCACCAAAATTACCTCCAATACTATTATCAACGGATGGAGCAACTCTAATTGAAAATAGTGCCCTAGTTCCGTTAGAAGGAATTGTAACACCAGCGACTTGACCATAAGTAAAGACTAAAGATTTATCATCATCAAATCTACCATCCATAATCACACTTGTTCCCCAGTGTGATATTGTTGGAGCAAATGATGGATAAGCAAGTTCAACAGCAACTGGATCAGTATCAGAATATGTAAAAGTTTGTCCAGATGAAGCACCCATGGGGGCAAAAACAGCAGAAACCGATCCACTGGACGATGCCGCTTGACTTAATCTGACATTACCAGATCCAATACTTGTCACAAAAGATCCATCCGGAATAGCAGTTGAAACAACCCTTTGCCCGACTTGAATAGCAGTTGTTACTGCCGTAGCAACATTTGATCCTTGATTAACAGTAACATTGATTGATGATCCAGCTTGTGCTCTTGTCAACCCAGTAAAACTAGTTGTACCAATTCCACTATAATTAACATATTCATAAACATTAGCATTCCGTATACATAAAGTTCCAGTGCTTGGAAATCCAGATGTGCTTTGAACAAATAATGTAGATCCACCAGAAGCAAGAGTTTGAGTAAGAATACTTTTTGGTGGTTCTATAATACTTTCATATCTGGCAGGTAAATTACCAGATCTCATATAAGCTTCAGTATTAACATTGTTGTTTGCTAGTTTGTGGCAATAGAATACGTTTCCGTCAGCACCACGAAATCCCCATCTAACAAAACCAGCACCATACCAAGAATAATCAATATAAAACATCTGCATCCTTGCAAGATCAATAGTAAATCCAGAAGGTCCAGTTCCATCACATTTATCAATATTCCATTCTGATTGTGGAATTTTTAAATCTTCAGTTAAAGAAACAATGGCATAACTAGCAGTTGCTCCACGATATGATGGAGATATTGTTAAAGAAGTGTCGCTTGCTATATCATAAACTCTATATGATTGTCCTCTTATAACAATAAAATCTCCGGGTCTTAATTGTTTTGTAAAAAATGTTGGAAAAGAACTGTTTGTTTGAGTAATTGTATTTGATCCATTCGTAACAGTTACTTTACCAGATAGTTGGAAAGTTGATTTACGTCTACAAGCATATAATTGCTGCCCATCATATTCAAAGTAAACACCATTTTGAGAATCAAATAATCCAAGGCGATTTGAAGCACCATACCATCCAGTAACACTTACATAATATAATCCACCTGCCGGGGAAGAAGTTGGAGATGAAAGTGCGGTATATTCAAATGTATTGTTTCCAGTAATGCTAGTAACTACAAAAGTTCCATTATATGCATCTGGTGTTGCTCCACTTACAACAATTGTAGTTCCTGGAAGAATATTATGCTTTTCTTTTGTTTGAACCGTAACTGTACTTCCACTGGCAGTCATATTATCAACTTGTAAGTTTGGTTTGATTATGGTTCCAGAACTAACCATAATACCCTTACCAGATTGATATCTAAAATATCTTCTAGTTTGTCTTAATGCCGATTCATAATTAGCATTACCATTACTTGTAAAAATAACTCCACCATCAAAAGGACGATGTAAAAATTGTGCTTGGGGTCTTACATAAATTCTTGCGGAACCAAATGATAGACCAGAGGGAGTTGCATTAGCATAATAAACAAATTGAGTTGCGCTTAATATCGTAACAACAACAAAAGATCCATTAGGAGGATTTGTTCCTGTGATTCCAGTAACAGCAATTTCATTACCAATTGCTAATCCATGAGGAACACTTGTCGTAACAGTTACAGCATTTCCACTTGTTGTAATTGAAGTTGGTGCGGTTCCTATTGATGCAGATGTATATAAATCTCCAGCATAAATTAAAGTTTTATTTGTATCAAAAATACTCGTAATTGCTGTGGTATTAACTGCACTTGCACTATAAGTAAATGTGTTAGTTCCGCCACCACCTTCAATTAAAAAGTTTCCGTTTGCAATTGTAAGAAAAGTATCTAATACATTAATTGGAGTTCCATTTGCTGGTGCAGTTCCACTAGATAATACTACAGTAACAGTTCTGGAAGAAGTGTTTAAAGTAATAGAACTTACGACAAGTGGATTTGGTCTTTGATATGCAAAAGGACGATTATTAATCAATCCAAGATTTTCCCATTTTGTAGTTTGAGTTCCATATTCAAAGTCAGTATCAATAAGAGCCTGTGGTTGAGAAACTCTTAATTTATTAACTGGATCGGTATATGTTTCTGCTGGTGTAAACTTTTCATCATACTCATCAATTACAATTTGTATTTTGTCAGAACTGCCCATTCCAGCAGTATTATACTCAAAATAAATTGTAGTTGTTGTGTTTGTTCCAGATGTTGTAATACTGTAAGAAGCTGCTTTTAAATTTGGATCTGAAAAATTATAAATTACAGTATTTCTAGTTACGTTTGTAATTAAAATTAAATTTTCTCTTTTAATTGCCTTTGGTATGACAAGATAACCAGCTCCAGGTGCTCCTGGAGTAAAAGTATAAGCGGTTTCTAATATAACCTTTCTCGCCATGATTAATAATAGACTTTAGATTATTTATAGTTTAGATTTTAGTTATAGTTAAATATCCATGTCCAGAGTTATAAGCAATTATGGAGATTGATGCCTGAGAGTAACTTCCACCACCTCCACCATTTTTGATGCTTGGTAGATAAGAACCACCACCTCCACCACTATATCCTCCTCCTCCACCACCACCATATCCATTAGGTCCCCAACATCCTCCTCCACCACCGAACCCACCATAAGCTCCTGGAGAACTGTCACCACCAGCGCCACCATTAACAAATGACGCTCCTCCACCACCATAAGCACCACCATTAGAAGAATCATTTCCATTACCATTAAATCCACCACCACCAGCACTGTAAAAAGAACCTCCACCACCAGACCCATTACTACCACCAAATCCACCTTGATCACCAGATACTCCACTAGTACCAGATTGACCTAAAGATCCAGAAGCATAAGAAGAATTTCCACTGTCTGCACCACCAGCACCACCAGCAACAATAATTGGCGTGTTAGTTGCAGTAGTCATAAAAGTTCCTCCTCCACCACCACTAGCATAAAGAAAGTAACTAGCATAAACGGTTCCCATCTGCCCAACTAATATCTTATATTGCTGCCCTTTAGTCAATGCTATTGTGGATTCAATTATTATACCTCGGTATGATCCTGAAGAATTACTATTATGACTAGCAGCACCAGCAGCACGAATAACATAATTTCCAGTAGAAGGTGCTGTCCAATACTGAATTCCAGAACTTACTGAAAAATAAGTCGAGTACCAAGGTTGCGAGGTATAACTTGAAACTGATGCAAATGAAGTTGGACCAAATCTCCCAGTTGCTCCTCCATTTGTGAATGTAAAAGACGTAAATGGATATAAATCCCCTTGAATTTCTTGCTGAGAAGTATCGTTTACGGTTATAAGTCTTGAAGTTGCAACAATAGGTCCATTAGAACTTCCTGTTCTCAAATTTACATAGAACGTTTCTCTTCCTTCTCTAAATCCATCCAAAGATAAAGTTTTTATAAAAGATCCTGTTCCTCCAGAAACAGAGACAGTTCCAGTTAGAGATTGATCTGTAAAATCAGTTGCAAACATAATAGTTTCTAAGAAAGATAAAAGAACCCAGATGCACCAGTAAGTCCATTACCATTATTAACACTAATATCAGTTGTATAATTTACATTTCCACTATTACTACTTATATTTCCACCAAAAGATACTTTAAAATATGCATTATTATAAAATCCTCTTATATTAAAAAGACTTATTCCACTAAAACTCATAGAATATGGATCACAACAATTTTCAGAATTTCCAGAAATTGGATGGACACCAAAAAATCCACCGTTAAATATATAATCCACATCAGATAAAACAGTAAAATTTTCTGCCAACATCGTAAAAGAATAGTTTATATTTTGATTATTAAAACTAAAAAATGAAGAAGGCCATGTCACAGGAAAACGAATTGATTTATTTCCATCTGGGGCAGCAACAACAGAAAGAGTTCTAGTTGTACCAGACTGCCCTAAAAGAGTTATCGAACTTCCTATAACAGCATTAGCAGTAAATTGAGCATAGGTAGAAAATGCTGCCGGATCAGTTACAGATATTGGTGGACTTGTTCCGATAACGGTTCCATTAATACCTCCACTCCTAACTTTCAAAACAAAAGATTCAGTTCCTTCAGAAGATCCATCAGATACCACAGTTTTTGTAATTTGAGCAGTTCCATTATTATAAGAAAAAGATCCAGATAAAAGACCATCACTAAAATCTGCAGAAGTTATAGTTCCAGTTATACCCTCTATAGTATAGTAAAGAGTTCCACTATTACTATTAACACTAATAGTAAAAGTTACCAAATTACCCTCAGTTAAAGATTCTGGAGATGCAGTAACAGTTGCAGTTAATGAAGTATTCAAAATTTTTATTCTTGGACTCGTTGCTAAAATTGACCCATATGGTGTTCCGCTAGAATTTGCATATCTGACACTCAAATCAAAAAATTCTTCAGTTTCTATAACAGGACTATTATAATCCTCAGCAACAGTTTTTGATATAAAAGTTGATCCAAAACTTACAGTTGCAATTCCAGTCAAACTATTGTCTGTAAAATCAGAACTACTAATTCCAATCCCAGAAATACTATAATGTATTGTTGTTCCTGTTGAAATATTAGTTGCATCAATATTAAAAATTACAGTATTACCTTCATTTACAGATTCACTATTTGGCGTAATAGTAATCACTTCGGGAGATACTATTTCATAATAAAGAGTAGTATTTGGATCATTAGATGTAAAAACATCAAATGCAATTGATTCACCCTCATTAACTGTAGATTTTAATGGTATGATTGCATATATTGGTAAAAAAGAAATCTCATCTATTTCATTATAAAGATCAACTTCTCCAGAATTATTTCGACGCATAAATGTCCCATTTCCTGGATTATTTGTCACATCACAAAAATTTAAATCACGCTGATTGAAAGGTTTAAACACATTTGCATGTAAAGTAGTTCCAATTCCAACATTCTCATTAAATGAGTTTGAATAGTATGTACCAAACCCAGTTATTTTAACACCAGAATTAGAGACCTCATCAAATTCAGATGCTATAATTGTTCCGTATTGTGTCAATCTTGCTACTGTATTCATACTTTATCCAGATATAAAATCTAAACTATCAGTTGAAGAATTATATTGAATGTAATAATTTGTAGTTCCAGAAGTTCCACCAAATCTTACTTTGTTTGCAGATTTAACTCTTACATCCCCCTCAACATCAACAGTAAAAGATGGTAAAGTTGTTGTTCCTATTCCAATTCTACTTGTTGATGCATCAAAAGTTAAATTTGGATTAGTTCTTAAAGTTGCAATTCCTGGACTTGTAGGATCTGCAACAAATAATATATTAGTAGTAGAATCTGAAATATCACTCTGCACTTCAATTACTGTACCACCACCTCCACCAGCACCAGCAATACCTTGTGTTCCTTGACCAGCATAAAGACCAGTTAATCCTTGAAGACCTTGTAATCCTTGAATGCCAGTAGGTCCTTCAGTTCCTTGAAATCCTCTAGAACCTTGAACACCTTGATTACTTAAACCCTGAACACCTTGATAACCAACGTCGCCCTGTAGTCCTTGAAGTCCCTGAGTACCTTGTGTTGCCTGAACACCTTGAACTCCCTGAACACCTTGAACTCCCTGAACACCTTGAACTCCCTGAACACCTTGTATACCAATAACACCTTGAAGTCCTTGGATTCCAGCAATAACATTTGGAATTAATTTCCAGGCAGATCCAGTCCACTCCCAAGTTTTATTTCCTATGGAAGTTGTTATACCAATTGTTGGAGATGATGGAAAATCTAATGCCATTTTTATTTAATCCTAATTAGAAATTAAAATCATACTGATAAACTATATCGTTATTAGTACCAACGACATACAACCTATCAAGATTTTGAGAGAAAGTTAATCCTTCTCCTGTTATTTCATTAGAAACGATTGATATATTTTTATTTGCAGATGTTCCTGTTGATATGTCAAATGGTGTTGATAAATTAAATTGATATACTCTATCATTTGTTTGATCTATAGTATACATTTTTGTTCCGGTTTTATTAATGAATAAATCTCTAGCGTCTGGAGAAGTTGCATTAATATTTAAAGATTTAGATTCATAAGAAAAAGACCCTAAATTAAATGGAGTTGATAAACTATATTGATATATCGTATCATTAGCACCAATAATATAAACCTTAGATCCATCATATGACATAGTATGACCATATGAAGTTGCTTCTTGACTTATAGATCTATAACCAACATTCATCGTATCAAGAATCCATGGTGTTGTCATATCCATTTGATAAATTGTATCATTTCCAGCCCCGATAACATATATTTTAGTTCCATCTGCACTAATTAACAAAGATCTAGGACTTGTTTCGATATGTGTAATACTACCATTATGATTATGAGATTGTTGGGTTAGAGTTCCACTTCCTAAATCCCAAGGAACAGATAAAGTATATTCATAAATTCTATCGCCACTATCTCCAATTATATACATCCTGGTTCCATCAGGTTTAAATGCAATTCCTTCCGGTATAGCATCAGGAGAGGTAATACTTGCGGATGTTGAGGATAAAGCACATATATTCCAAGCATTTGCAGTCAAAGTAAACTGTGCTATGTAATCGGTAAGAGAAATGGCATAAAGAGGGCAAAAGAATCGAGTCCCATCAGTTTTAAATGTAATATCACGAAAAGTCCAAGAAGTACCCCAAATATTTGATATTTGAAAATATCCCATGTTCATACTGTTCATATTCCAAGCATCTTCAATTTCATATTGATATATTCTGTCATTACCATCACCAATAACATACACACGAGTACCGTTATCATTAAAATGCATCCCAGTTGGAGATACCTCCTGTATTCCAATATAAGTGGCATTTTGCAATGTATCTTGAGTAGCAGTTGAAAGACTCCATGGAGTACTTAATGTATATTGATAAATTTTATCATTCGTAGATCCCAAAACATATAATTTAGTTCCATCAGGTTTAAATGATATTGAATGAGGCTCAGTATCAGGAGAAGTAAGCACAGTTTGATAAACTGCGGTAGAAATATTCCAAGCAACGCCTAAATTATACTGCTCAATATAATCTGTTGAACCTGAATTATATTGGACAGTATACATTTTAGTCCCATCAGTACTAAAAGCAACATCTCTAGGTTCCCAACTAGAACTAAGTCCCAAATTCACAGGAACATAACCGACGTTCATTGTACTAGTCGTATATGCAGTGCTTACAGTATATTGATATATTCTATCAGTACTATCCCCCAAAAGAAAAATTTTAGTCCCATCAGAATTAAAACTTATTGCTACAAAATTTCCATCCTGCAAAATAGTTGGTCTAACAGTTTGAGCCACTAGTGTTGCACTACTAACTAACCAAGCAGTAGACATACTATATTGATAAACAACATCATTTGTTGTTCCGATTATATAAAAAGATGTTCCATCAGCATTAAATGTTAATCCTGTTAAAGTTTCCGTTTGCACTGATATATTGGTTGAACTAGTTGCAGTGCTTACATCCCATGCAGTACTCAAAGTATATTCGTACACTCTATTGTTCGTATCACCAAGAATGTACATTTTAGTTCCATTAGTTCTAAAATATAAATCATTAGGTGCAGTATCTTGACCACTTACAAGAAAACTTTTATTTTCGTAAGATGCAGTGCTAATATCCCATGCGGTACTTAAACTGTATTGATATACTCTATCATTCGTATCACCTATCATGTAAACTTTTGTTCCGTCATCCTTAAATGCAATACCTCTAGGATTAGTATCTTGTGTGGTGACAGAAAAACTCTTAGATGCATAAGATGCTGTAGATACATCCCAAGCAGTACTTAAAGTATATTGATAAATTGTATCATTGTTTACACCAATGATATAAACTGCTGTCCCATCAGATTTAAACGCCATTCCAGTTGGAATTGATTCTTGTGACGATAAAGATATAGATGTGGGAAGTATATTTCTAGCAGTGCTAATATCCCAAGCAGTTGTTAATTCATATTCAAAGACTCTATCGCTTAATCCATCACATATATACACTTCAGTTCCATCAGGTTTAAAAGTAATTCCTGTAGGATATGAAGTTTGACTAGTAAGTAAAAAAGATTTACTAGCATAAGTTGCAGTAGAAACATCATATGGAGTAGACAAGGTATATTGATATATTGTATCGTTCCAGTTCCCTACAATATACAACTTGGTTCCGGAATCTCCTATGTACATTCCAGTCGGTTGCTGTTCTCCAACTGCTCCAGCACCAGAGAAAACAGGAGATGGAGTTAATAAGTATCTAGCAGTGCTAATATCCCAAGGCGTAGTGCAAGTAAACTGATACATTCTATTATTAATTCCACCACACAGATAAAATCTAGTTCCATCTGGTTTAAACTCCATTCCCAGGGGAAAAGAGTCTATTGAACCAACATAATAAGATTTACTAGCATAAGATGCAGTAGAAATATCATATGCTGTAGTTAAAGTATATTGATATATCGTATCATTAGTATTTCCAATTACATAAAGTTTCGTCCCCGAATCCCCAAAGCACATTCCGTTAGGATCATTTTCTTGAGTAGCAACTAAAAAAGTTTTTACCAAAGGAGGAATTTTAGCAGTTGCAAGATCCCAAGGCGTAGTCATAACATATTGAAGGATCCTATCATTTGTATTTCCAGTAATATAAAGATTTACACCATCATTACTGATTGATAAACCTTGCCCATTTCCCTCTAGTGAACTAAAGCTAATTGATTTGGATGCATAAGAAGCAGTATTAACTTCAAATGGTGTTGTTAATGTATATTGAAAAACTTGTTGATTTGAAATAACATACATTTTAGTTCCATCAGTACTTATAGCAACTGAATATGGAACACTATTTTGAGTGCTGACAGAATAAGATTTATTAGTATAACCATAACGAACAATATCACCAAGTATTACTTCATTACGAACATTATCATCTGGAAAGAAAATACCTTTTAATAATCCTTGGGGTGTAGTTGGTAAACTTCCACTGATTACTTTCATTATGAAATCTCCTCATATGATATTACAATATCAATATCATTTGCCACACTTGCCTGAGCACGAATTCCTACATTTTCTTCCACATAAAAATAACTTTCTTTAGTTGAAATTATCTGTGTAGAATCTGCTGGTACAGTTATTGTTCTTGCAATAAAAAAATCTACCGCATCCCTTAATATAGAAACGCTTATATCAGCATTATTTGCACCATCAACATTTGCTGCAAAAATACTATTAATCTTTAAAACTTTATTACTTCCAGATAAGTTTGTTAAAATACCAGTATTGTTATTGGTTGTAAGTTTTACCGATGTTGTAACTCCAACAATAGTAGTAGGATTTTTTAGATTTGGTGCTGCCATTTTAGAAAATCATCCCCATCATTACTGGACTTATATCGGGAGTTCCCGCTCCTCCGCCTGTTATATTTATTGTTGCAATTCCTGAAGAAACTGTTACTGTAGAAACACCAGGACCTTCAAAACTCAAATAAGTAGTAAATCCAACAAATCCACCACTTGTTGAAATTCCAAAACCACTTACTCCAATATTAACTTGTTGTGGTGTTGGACCAAACTCAACCCACTGCTGCGAATCACCATCATCAAACCAAGTATATGTAATTCCATCATCTTCATCAATCCAATAATCACCAGAAACTGTAGAAATATTAGGTGGAGATGATGATCGGAAAACTCTAAATCCTCCACCAAGTCCCTGAGTTCCTTGTCCAGCATAAAGACCATCAATACCTTGCGTTCCTTGAGTTCCATTTATACCAATAGAACCTGCAAGTCCTTGCAATCCTTGTGTTCCTTGTCCAGCATAAAGACCATCAATACCTTGCGTTCCTTGAGAACCTTGAGATCCTGGAATTCCTAATCCCTGAGTTCCTTGAAGTCCTTGTGCATCAAATGCACCTCTAAGTCCTTGAGAACCTTGAGATCCATCCAATCCAACACCTTGAAGACCTTGAGTTCCTTGTCCAGCATAAAGACCATCAATACCTTGCGTTCCCTGAGAACCTTGAATACCTATTGGTCCTATAATTCCCTGATTACCTTGAATCCCTTGATTACCTAAAGATCCCTGAACACCTTGAATACCTTGAGATCCTTGAACGGATAAACCTTGTAAACCTTGAACAGATAAACCCTGAGAACCTTGAGAACCAATACCTTTATCACCTTGAAGACCTTGAGCACCTTGTGTTCCAGTTCCCCCACTAAATCCTTGAAGTCCTTGAATTCCTTGTTGCCCCAAATCATTAACTGAAATAGTTCCAGCCATAGAAGAATGATATTGGCAATTATAATATAAAGTGTTTGGAGCATCAAAAGGAACTACAAATGTTATTGTCCCATTATCAATTCCATTATTCGTAACTCCAGTATTATAAGCATCTCCAGTTCCAGTGGTTTGTGAAGTTTTAATCCAGAAAGGATGCCCAGACGCACTGACAACAAATTGATAAGTAAATCCTCTTGCTAAAATCAAAGTTGGATTATTTTGAGAATTTATAGTGTAAGAAGATGCTCCAGAATTATAAACATTATAAGAAATATTACCAACTACTCCCTGTGATCCAAGTTCACCTTGAAGACCTTGAGAACCTTGAGATCCAATTATACCTTGTGTTCCTTGAGATCCTTGAGCACCAATAGTTCCTTGAGTTCCTTGAGCACCAATAGTTCCTTGAGTTCCTTGAGTTCCTTGAGATCCTTGAGAACCGATAGTTCCTTGCAAACCTTGAGAACCTTGTGAACCAATTATACCCTGTGTTCCTTGCAAACCTTGAGATCCAAGTTCACCTTGAAGACCTTGAGAACCTTGAGATCCAATTATACCTTGTGTTCCTTGAGATCCTTGAGAACCAATGATTCCCTGAGTTCCTTGCGAACCTTGAGATCCAATAGTTCCTTGAGTTCCTTGAGTTCCTTGAGATCCAAGTTCACCTTGAAGACCTTGAGAACCTTGAGATCCAATTATACCTTGTGTTCCTTGAGTTCCTTGAGATCCAAGTTCACCTTGAAGACCTTGAGATCCTTGAGAACCAATGATTCCCTGAGTTCCTTGCGAACCTTGAGATCCAATAGTTCCTTGAGTTCCTTGAGTTCCTTGAGATCCAAGTTCACCTTGAAGACCTTGAGATCCTTGAGAACCAATGATTCCCTGAATTCCCTGTGAACCTTGTGATCCAATAATACCTTGAGTTCCTTGAGTTCCCTGAGCACCAGTTGGTCCAGTTGCTCCCCCAGCTCCACCAGATAGAAGATTAGTTGTTACACCGATACCTAATGCAGTTACGTCCCAATATCCACCTCTATTAGTTCCACCAGTTTCAAAAATTCTAACTTTATTTTCGTAAATATCAATTGTAATGCCAGTATCAATTGATGTACTTGATGCTGGTTTATTGAGTTTTATTTCACCACCTTCACTACCAGAAGATTGTGTTGATTCTAGAATTGGAGATTTTAATGTTGTACCATCAAAAGTAAGATTTGATTCGCCATTAAATGGTGTATTAGAATCTCCAGTAGCAGTAACTACGTAATTATTTGTATTATTTGTAATTGCAGTTGCTGCAGAGGATCCTTGAGTTCCCTGCGAACCTTGTGATCCAGTTAGTCCTTGAGTTCCTTGAGAACCTTGGGAACCGATAAGACCTTGAGTTCCCTGAGCACCTTGAGAACCAATAACACCTTGAGTTCCCTGCGAACCTTGTGATCCAGTTAGTCCTTGAGTTCCTTGGGAACCTTGGGAACCGATAAGACCTTGAGTTCCCTGTAAACCTTGCGTTCCTATTGTTCCTTGAGTTCCCTGAGCACCTTGAGAACCGATAAGACCTTGAGTTCCTTGTGAACCTTGCGAACCGATAACACCTTGTGTTCCCTGAGCACCTTGAGAACCTTGCGTTCCTATTGTTCCTTGAGTTCCCTGAGCACCTTGAGAACCGATAAAACCTTGAGTTCCCTGAGTTCCTTGAAGTCCCTGCAAACCAGCAGCATAAGGGGTTGTCCAAGAAACTCCTCCGCCAGTAGAAGTTAAAATAGATCCAGCAGCACCAACACTATTAGATCTATCTTTAAGACCACCATCTAATTCTATTGTACCACTAAAAGTAGAAACACCAGAAACATTTAATTGTCCCAATGTTCCAACAGAAGTCAATGATGAATTAACGACTCCAGTACCAAGAGTATTTTTATCTTCAAAAACATTAGATCCGTTAATTTTGTAAGTTTTTGTATTATCAAGATTAAAGTTTTCACTTGATTTTAATGAACTATTAACATTATCCCAAGTTAAAGTTTTTCTTATATTAGTAGATCCAATACCAATACCAGCACCATCAAGAAGTGCATTGGTTCCTATTGTTGTTGCTATACCAACATTAAAATCTGCAAGTTCAATTATAGTTGAATTAATGTAAGTCTGAGTTCCATCAACATATAAATCACCCTTAATTCTTACAGATCCAGTATTATCACCAACTGCTGATGGATCAATTGTAATTTCTGAAGGACCGATAATAGTATTTGTATTAATACCAATTCCGGAAGCACCACCAATCTGAACTGTTGACGTTGCCTTATCAAAGGTAAAGTTAGAAGATGCTCCAGCAGTATTATTATCATTAAATATAATTTCAGTATTTGATCCTGCTATTGGACCAATAATACCTTGAGTTCCTTGAGAACCAATAACACCTTGAGTTCCCTGTGAACCTTGGGAACCGATAAGACCTTGAGTTCCCTGTGAACCTTGGGAACCGACAAGACCTTGAGTTCCCTGTAAACCTTGCGTTCCTATTGTGCCTTGAGTTCCCTGTAAACCTTGCGTTCCTATTGTGCCTTGAGTTCCCTGAGCACCTTGTGATCCAGTTAGTCCTTGAGTTCCTTGGGAACCTTGTGATCCAGTTAGTCCTTGAGTTCCTTGGGAACCTTGTGATCCAGTTACTCCTTGGGTTCCCTGAGCACCTTGAGAACCGATAAGACCTTGAGTTCCTTGCGAACCTTGCGATCCAATTACTCCTTGGGTTCCCTGAGCACCTTGAGAACCGATAAGACCTTGAGTTCCTTGCGAACCTTGCGATCCTATTGTTCCTATTGTGCCTTGAGTTCCTTGCGATCCTTGCGATCCTATTGTTCCTATTGTGCCTTGAGTTCCTTGTGAACCTTGCGAACCGATAAGACCTTGAGTTCCTTGCGATCCTTGCGATCCTATTGTTCCTGTTGTGCCTTGAGTTCCCTGAGCACCTTGAGATCCATTAATTCCTTGTAATCCCTGCGAACCTTGAGAACCGATAACTCCCTGAAGACCTTGAAAACCTTGGGAACCAATAATACCTTGAATTCCTTGCGATCCCTGAACACCTTGAGAACCTGTAGATCCTACACCTACAATAGTTGAAAATGTTATTGTTTTAGGATCTGTCGCTTTAGTTGTTATTGCAATTCCAGGTCCAGCAATAAACTCTACAGTATCTTCGGCAACTGCAACTAAAGAATCTTGTCCAGCAACATTCCAAGTTTTAAAACTACTTCCAAGTTGGACAAAAACTTCACCGCTACCCAAATCGGTAACTGCAAATCCAGTATTCCTATCAAATCTAATAGCACTTACATTTGTTACAGCATCAGTACTATTAATTCCAGAATACCCAGATCTAGTACTTACAGTTAAAGAAGGTGCAGCAGATCCTTGAATGCCTTGAATTCCTTGTAAACCAATAACTCCCTGAGTTCCTTGAGAACCTTGTGATCCTGTTGTTCCTTGAGTTCCTTGAGTTCCCTGCAAACCTTGAGAACCAATTATACCTTGTGTTCCCTGAACACCTTGAGAACCAATTATGCCTTGTGTTCCCTGAACACCTTGAGAACCAATTATGCCTTGTGTTCCCTGAACACCTTGAGAACCAATAGTTCCTTGAGTTCCTTGTGAACCTTGAGAACCAATAGTTCCTTGAGTTCCCTGAGCACCTTGAGAACCTTGGAATCCTTGAGATCCAATCGTACCTTGCGTTCCTTGGTCTCCTTTGGATCCCTGAAGTCCTTGAGGTCCTCTTACAGTTCCCACATTGTTCCATATTACACCATCATAAACCCAAAGATTTCCAGTATTGCTATCAATTACACCATCACCAGGAGAAGGAGGATACCAAGAATTTCCAGAAGCATTAAGTTGAGTTTGCTCATTTCCTACAGTTAATCCTAACGATCCAACAATAGATACAGAAGTTCCATCATTACCACGTTGCCCAACTAATCCCTGAAAACCTTGAGATCCTATTACTCCCTGAAGACCTTGAGAACCTTGAGAACCAATAGTTCCTTGAGTTCCCTGAGCACCTTGAGAACCTTGAAAACCTTGCGATCCAATCGTTCCCTGAGTTCCTTGGATTCCCTGAGAACCAACAGTTCCTTGCGAACCTTGAGAACCTTGAGATCCAATTTGCCCCTGAAGACCTTGAGAACCTTGGGAACCAATAGTTCCCTGTAGACCTTGAGAACCTTGATTACCTATTTGCCCTTGAAGACCTTGAGATCCCTGAGAACCAACAGTTCCTTGAGTTCCTTGGAATCCCTGAGAACCGATAACACCTTGAGTTCCTTGAGATCCCTGAGAACCAC